TGATCACGCACTGGTTTGTGGTCAGTCATGTAGGTAACGGTATTGAAAGCACCCCAAAGCGTCCCTTTGGCACTCTTCATATCCCAGCCATAGTTGACCGCAGCGGAGGGTGCCTCGATCAATTCGGGATCGACCTCGATCTCTTCTAGGCTTTTACCTGCCATCAATGCCTCCACTTGTTCCTGTAGTTTGGCAATGGTGACATCTTTAGTCTCTTTACGCTTGCTGGCGGTTGGGTTGAACTCCTGGCCACGGAAATATGCCATTGCTTTCCTGACACCTTCAGAGTGTATAACCTTGCCGCTGCTGTCGGTGCGTTCCTTGCCACCAAAGACGGAGCGGAAGAAGTCTATTTCCTCCTCGCCTGACAGAACCTTCTTAGCCATCGCCTTGGCTAGTTCCTCAAACTCTCCGAAGTTTTGTGAGCTAACACCAAGCGCGACCTTCAATGCTTCTGCATCAAACACGGCGCGATGGTTATGGGTGACAATGTCGTCAGCCTGTGACATGGCCAACCGCATGGTATTGGCACAGACAACGCGAACAGGTGTATTCAATGCGCTGTTACTGTTCTTGCCAGTGTGCGAGATTGTGAACAACAAATTGTTTACCACCTCGTCATCCTTGCCGAGCATGAAGCCCTCTTTAGTCGTGGCCATGCACCACACTTTACGGCCACCAAACAAGCTGCCCGCCGTATGTAAATACATGGAACCATCATCAATGAAGCTCTGGAAGAAATCGAACAATTCGGTGTTCTGCACTGGCTTATAATCACCAGCAACATATTCTCCCAAGATTGCACCGTCAGATAACCTCTCAATAAAATGGCTGTTCTCAATCGGCTCACTAGGGTGATGTTCGTGGGTGGGCGGGTAGTGGTTTTGTGTCAATGCCACCTCCCAATCACATCCCGCTGCTGCCATCATCTCTGCAGGGGTCATATCATTGCTGACTTGCTGCCCTAAACCGTGCCAAGGCACTTCGTTGGCGAAGGCCATATTCTCAACTTCATGTGACATATTCTTTCCTTTCATATGTCGGTAACGGCATGATTGCCAGCAACCAATTTAATGGCTGGAGAATCCTTGTCAATAAATTTTATTAGATTGTTACGTTCTAGGCTTTTCGCGTTACGTTCTAGGCTTGGCTTATCGTGTTGCAAGCGAAGCGAGAGCGAGGCGGCGGCGGCGACCGCGAAGCGGCGACGGAGCGCAGCACCAACCGACCCGACTACGGCATCGTTCTGTGTTACGCCCCGCCCCATAATAAAGTAATAGGCTGACAATTTTGTATTAGGCTGACAATATTATTGTGCAATAGGCTGACAATTTAGTCCAGCTTTGCATCAATCCAGCGTCTAGCTTCTTCTAGCGCATCTTGTAATGATTCAAAATCATACCACCTATCTATAACCTCAATCTCTTGCTGGCTTGCCACATTACGTATTACGGCAACCTCTCTAGTCTCGTGGAGTTTCTTGAGATTATCAGAGTTTCGTTCCATCGTGCTGTGAACGTTAGAGGTATGATGGCAGATAGAAACAGTCATTCCTCTGTAGGTGCTGTGAATTAGATTACTGCTATGTTCCATTGTTAGTCTCCTTAATCACTGTAGATGCCCACAAAAGGATCAAAGACTACAACGGTGTGTTTGTACTCTTTGGCTGCTTTCTTGGTTCTATGAAAAGTTACTGCACCATCACTATGTTGCACTTTCCATTTGTTTTTACTAACTTTAGATATTAGTCGTATCGGTTGTTTCTGCATTATTCTTTCCTTTTAAAGAACGTGTAAACAGTAGCTAATGATGTCATCTTTGTTGTAGTCAGCATGTAGATCATCTGCACTCTCATATAGTACTGTGTGTTCGGTGTAGCCTTTACCATTACAATCTAAGCACTCGAAACCTTCTGTTACATTGTCATCAGGTCCGTCTGCAATGAGATAAGCTACTAGGCCATCCTCACAGTTACCACATTTCAATTCAATAGTCCACTTCATGTGAAGGCGACCTTTACCTTGTCGTTATCTTTAAAGCAATTCCTACCAAACCTATCACGGCAATAGTCTACTGCTTCCGACTTCTTACGACACACTGTTACAGGAACCCACCGTTTGTGTAGGGCATAAGGCGGTATCCTATCGTCTTCAGTTTCTGGAACATAGGTATTATCGCCAGCTTTCCAGCAATACATGCGTTCCCACACAATAAACTGCTGGTCGTACTTACGTTGTTGTATGTCAATGTGTGTCTGTTCTTCTGTAATCTTATCTTCAAGCACTGTACTTTCCTTTCCTAGGTAGTTTAAATTGTTGCAACTCATCCTTAACACGTAATGAATCAACAGACTGATCGTATGACTTCTTAGCTACAAGTTGTACAGCTTTTTGTAACAACCTCATGTCCGTTGTCTCATTTCTGTAAACACGTTTGAAGTCTTCCCAAGATAGCGGCTTTATACTAACTTCTTTCATTGCACTAACGTGTTCGTTCCAAAGACGTTTTCTTCTAGTGGCTTGTCTAAGTATCTTTGCTTGTTCTAGCATTTTGTCTCTCCTGTAACCCTGCAACCCTAGCAACTAACACATCAACATTGCAATCATCGCAGCAGCGACCTTCTGCAAGAGGCCAAGGATTGTTACCGTAACCTTTAAACGTTTCTTTGCAAAGACTGCAATCATATGTCTTAGCAGATACAGGCCACCACTTAGGTTGTGGTCTGTTAGTCCAACGTGCAAAATCTTTTTTCTCTCCAAGTAAGAGGTAATGATGGATGGTTATGTAGTATCTGCGGTAGGCATCAACTACATCTGTAAACGTAGTTTTACCTGTAAACCTGTTCTTATATTTATCAGGCATACACATAGGCGGCACAGTTCGTCCTGTCTCTGTACCAAGACAAATATTCTCAGGCACTTTTTGCAAAGCATCTAAGATACCTTTAGATTGAGTGGCGTGTACTCTGTCGTAACGGTAGGTGTACTCGCTGCAGAGTTCTTTTAACAGGCGGTACGTCCAAGCATAATTGAATTGATTTTCACGAACCCATTTTGTCATAGGGTGGTTGGCATAAGCTGTCTTGTAAAGTCCCATTGCATCTGCTGCAACATCACCATCTAATAATCGGTGAGCGGTACACATCATTTGTGTTGTTTCAAGAACCATCTTGACCACATGCTTATCACAGTGATCTAATACTGCAAGCTCTGGGTTAGTTGAAAGAAAGAAGATATTCATAACATTGTTTCCTTTGCATTGTTACATTATAAGAATAGATCAACTAAGCAATTCGATTATGCACACTATAAATACCCTGTCAAGCACTTTTATTGCAACATTACATTACTACTTCTTACCTTCTTTTGTTGCAATACGTTGTAGGTTATCGTTTAATTTTTTAATTCTTCTGTAAGCTTCTTGCAAGTCACGCTGAAGACCGTAAACGTTATCACGCAAGACACGCAACTCATCATAGTCAGACTGGCTGACAATTTTCTTTTCAGGGCTGACAATTTGTTTTTTAGGGCTGACAATTTGTTTTATGCGGCTGACAAAATTCTTTATGAGGCTGACAATTTTCATAGCATATCCTTATGGCTAATGTATTACATCATCATCGTTAGGTTCTAACAATCTAATCTGATTCTCTAAACAATTTTGTAAAGTTGCAACAATAAACTCAGTAGAATGTAATCCACTACCGTATGTAGTTTCTATTTTTTCAAATACAGCGTGTAAAGCACCACTCAATAACAAAACAGTTGTTTCACCTTCCTCATCATTTAACAAATCGTCTAGAACTTCATCTACAACACGATAACTTATCTTTAGTAAATTTTTTCTATCAGCATCAGTCATATTTCTTAACCAAACTTATTGCTTGATTACTTACATGTATTTCTATTTTGCTTGTAACAACGTGTTCTATAATATCTTCTATGCTTTCATATTTTAACACATCACTAACAGTTGTTTGATTAAAATCAGCGATATACGTATCTAGTATAAAACACTCTAAAGATTTAATCTTATGTTCTAACGAAGTTATTTTACTACGTAGAATCTCAGTATCAACAACATTACTCACAGGGTTCACCAGTGGTAACGGGGCCAACCGTTCCATCCTTACTAACTTGTTTAAGATAAAATTTAGCTCCTACTGGTAGATCACCAGCATATATGCTAACAGCATACTCACCCGTAGGACTCGGGTTCTCCACTACTCTGTGACATCCTACCCAAGCATAGCTTGTAGCTCCAATGTCACTACTCACTGCACCATTGTTAGCAACTATCTGCCCAGGAGAACAAGCAGCTAGAGTTACAACCATTAAGAATAAACCTAATGAACTCCATAGTCCATTACGTTTAACTAAGTGCATCTCTGGTTCTTTCATAAGGTTAACGGAAATACCTTTGCATTTTACCCACTGCAATGTATCAATGTTGATATTACGATATTGTTTTGTAGCAGGTTCCCATCCAACAATGTACTTGTCTGGGTCTGCGGTTTGCGGTCTTCCATTGGAGTATTTTTTAACACCAAGGCGGCAGGTCATGATTCGATCTGTTCCGTCCTTTTTGACGAATTTAACGGTGAAGAATTGACCACCTACAAGCTCTCTAAACCTTTGAATAAACATGACTTTTTCCTTTCCTAAAAAAAGTTGTTGACATTCATTCAAGGATACCTTAATCTCTCTTTAAACTACTGTCAAGCACTAATTGAATAAAAAATCTTACCAGTTATACCTCACCCAAGGTCTATGTAGTATGAGTATATTTGTTTTAGATATAGAAACAGACAGTCTTACAGCATCTCAAATATGGTGTGTTGTAATACAAGAATTAAAAACAAACAATGTTAAAGTTATTACAACAAAAGACAATATGCCTGTGTTTAATAATGATGATATTATAATAACACATAATGGCATTGAGTTCGATATTCCTGTTTTAAATAAATTATGGAATACTAATATTAAAATAAAACAAGTTAGAGATACTCTTGTTATGTCTAGACTATTTAATCCTAATAGAGACGATGGTCATTCATTAAATGCTTGGGGTAAACGTTTAGCATACAACAAAATGGAGTTCCATGAGTTTGATAGGCTAACTGATAAGATGATAGATTATTGCAAACGTGATGTTGCAGTTACAGAAAAAATATATCTACATTTACTGCAAGAAGGCAAAGAGTTTTCAGAACAGTCTATACAACTAGAACATAACATAGCACATGTTATCAACCAACAAAGTAAGAATGGTTTTTATCTAGATGTTAAAAAAGCAAACAGTTTATACCAAGAAACATACAACAAAGCTAAGAAGATAGAGGAAGAAATAAAACAAGACTTCAAGCCTATACCTAAGTTTATTCGTGAGGTTACACCTAGAATAAAAAAAGATGGTTCTATGTCTCTTGTTGGGTTACGTGACATACCTGAAGCTGACAAAACGGTAGGCGGTCCCTTCTCATATTTTAAGCTTGAACCTTTCAACCTAGCTAGTCCTAAACAAATTATTGCAAGGCTAGATCATTGTGGGTGGAGTCCCACTGTGTTTACACCTAAAGGTTCACCTAAAATATGCGAACAGAATTTAGAAACAATATCTAACGATGCACCACTAGCTGCTAAGAAGTTAGCAGAGTGGAAGATGTTAGAATCTCGTTGGAAGACTGTAGAAAGTTGGTTAGAAGCTTGTGAGTCAGACAACCGTGTGCATGGTAAGGTTATACCAATGGGGGCTGTGACGGGTAGGATGACACACGCTGCACCAAACATGGCTAACGTTGTTTCGTCTGAGAAACCATATGGCAGAGAATGTAGGGAATGTTTTACGGTGGAAGATGCTGACAATTTTAGTATTGTAGGTATGGACGCGAAGGGTCTAGAACTAAGGATGTTAGCACATTACATGCGTGATGAGGACTACATAGAAGAGGTATTGTATGGTGATCCGCACACTGTTAATCAGAAAGCTGCAGGACTATCAACTAGAGCGCAAAGCAAAACATTTATTTATGCGTTTTTGTATGGGGCTGGCGCAGAGAAACTAGGCAGTGTAGTAGGCGGCACAGCGCGAGACGGTGCAATACTAAAAAGGGATTTTCTTAACAACATGCCAGCCTTAAACAGGTTGATAGTGAGGGTTCAGAGAGTTGCTGAGAAAGGAGATATCAAAGGACTAGATGGCAGACGTATTTTAGTAAGACACCAACATGCAGCGTTGAATACACTGTTACAAGGTGCAGGTGCTATAGCTTGTAAACAATGGTCTATCTGTATGCACAAATACATTAAAAGGAATAATTTAAAATCAAGACTTGTCAATACCATACATGATGAGTTACAATACGAGGTACACAATGATGATGTACAAGCAATGGTTAAAGGTGCTGACGAAACCATACGCCAAGCTGGTCAGATTCTTGGTGTAAGATTACCCTTAAATGCAGATGCAAAGGTAGGCAGGACATGGGCAGAAACACATTAGAATTAAACGCTGGACTTAAAGCAGAGATTTCTTTTGTTAATGTTGCAAATAAAAAAGGTTATGAAGTTTTAAATGCAACTAAAGATGCTAACATACACAAGCATATCGACTTGTACCTAACACAACATGAGCATGTTATTTCAGTTGATGTAAAATCTCGTAAGAAACTTTCTAGACGAGACAGTGAGTACAATGATGATCTTACATGGATAGAATTTAAAAATGTAAGAGGTAATAATGGATGGTTGTATGGTAAAGCTGACAAAATTGTTTTTGAACGCGAGAAAGATTTTGTGTTAGTAGATCGTGCGATGTTACAACATTTCTGTGAGCAAAAAGTTAGTGAAGTATTCGTAAGTACAAGTAGAGAAGCGTTATATAAAAAATACCAAAGACCAAATAGAAAAGATGTTATTACTTTAGTTAAACTTGATGATGTTCTTCACGAACTTTACACAACAGATAATGTAGATATTTGGAAAAAGGTCGTTGACTAACACATAAATGTGTGTATAATGTACATATCTTAACTCTCATCGCAAAGGAGCTTATTATGATAGTGAGAGGAACAGCGCAGTGGGCATCAGTATTTGAGCCTAACAATCTTAGTGGAAAGTATCAGGTTGATATTTGTCAGCTTGATAAGATGACCATTAAGAACCTTAAAGCAGTTGGCATCGACGTTAAGAAAGGCGAAGGTGATAAAGCTGATAAGGGTGACTTTATTACAGCAAAGTCAGGTAAATATAAGCCTAATGTTATGGACCGTAAAAAAAATAAGTGGGATGAAGATACTGCTATTGGTAACGGTTCGGAGATTAAAGCTTCTATTAAACCATATGAATGGACTTTCAAAGGTAAGTCAGGTGTAAGCCCAGGACTTAGCAGTCTTATGGTACTATCTTTAGTTGCTTATGATAACGATGATGAACTAGAAGCTGAAGACGATGACGATATTCCTTTCGATACAGGGGAGGATGATGACGACTTGGAGTAGTAGGTAGAGTCGCTTTCTAATGGTAGGTAGGGACAACTTTAGGTGGTTGTCGATATTAGAGCGAGGGGCGGGGCTACTAATATTTTATTTTTACTGGGAGTATCATGGCTAATATCAATACATTAATAACAGACATACACAGTATGTTAGAGGATGGTAAGCAAGGTTTCAGTGAAAGAAACTTACAAGAGTTCTATAAAGCTCTACGTGAGGACATTGAAAACTTTTTATCACCAGAAGAAAGAGTAAGACACGGTAGTCTTAGAATGTCTTCTATCGGTAAACACTCAAGAAAGTTATGGTACGAGTTCAGAGATAAGACACCTTCTAAGTTAGATGGACAGACCAAACTTAAATTATTTTTTGGTAACTTAGTTGAAGCATTTCTTTTATTCTTAGCGCAGGAAGCTGGTCATAAAGTTACAGATAGACAGAAAGAAGTTGTAGTAGAGGGCGTCAAAGGACACATTGATGCAAAGATAGACGGTGTTCTTGTGGACGTTAAATCAGCATCTGACTTTGGTTTTAGAAAATTTAAATTTAATGACTTAGAACATGATGATCCTTTCGGATACATAGGTCAGATAAGTGGATATGTTCAAGCAGAGGGTGGTGACGTAGGTTACTTTCTAGCATACAACAAAAACAATGCAGAGATGGCGTTGGTTGAGATTGATGAACTATCTATGATTGATGCTAAAGAGCGTATCATTGAATTAAAAAAAACAATGAAAGAGGACACTGTTCCTAGCAAATGTTACGAGGATAAGGCAGAAGGCAAACAGGGTAACAGGATACTTGACAAGAACTGCACGTACTGTGATTATAAATATGAATGTTGGGAAGAGGCTAACGAGGGTCAAGGACTTAGAGTATTTCGTTATGCTAGTGGATTGACATACTTTACTCATATAGAGAAGGAGCCTAAAGTAGACGAGGTTTTGTAATGAAAGATAGGAAAGTAAAGAATAAAGTATGGTATGTGAAATGGTCATCGTCTATTGTTTTGATGACAGGAATGATATTTACTGCTCAGAATATATTCCCTTATAATCTTTACTTGCATACAATAGGAATAATCGGTTGGGTATATGTGTCTATTGTATGGAATGATCGTGCGCTTATTGTAGTTAACAGCGTTGCATTATCTATCTTTCTTAACGGAATATTAGCTACTTTGTTTGATAAATGAATTATCAGAAAACACACCAGCCCTGCCCTAACTGTAGCAGCAGTGATGCGCTGGCAATAAACGAGGATGGTAGCACATACTGTTTTGCGTGTGACAGACACACAAAGCCTGAAGATGAATTGATAGAGGAACCCATGACAAACACGCCAATGAACGCTAAGTATCTATCCTCTGGTAAGACTTTACCAATACCAGATAGAGGCATAACAAAAGAAACATGTAAAGCTTACAGTGTTACAGTAGAAGGAACACAACAATACTATCCGTTTTATAACGAGGACGGAGATTGGATTGCAAATAAAATCCGTGGCAAGTCGTTCAACGGTGATAAAACATTCCAGACTACAGGTGACTGGAAACAAGCCACTCTATTCGGACAGAATAAGTTTCCAGCAAGGGGTAAGTACGTAACGTTGTGTGAGGGTGAGCTTGATGCGTTGTCAACTTACCAAATGATGGGTTCTACGTGGCCTGTGTTATCCATACGCAACGGAGCTTCTGGTGTCGTTAACGATATTGAAAAATCCTTTGAATATCTTATGTCCTATGACAATATTATCATATGCTTTGATAACGATAAACCTGGAAAGAAAGCTGCCAAGAAAGCTGCAGAGTTGTTATCACCCAAAGCTAAAATTATAAGGCTTAACAGAAAAGATCCCAACGAGTATCTTGTAGCAAAGGATTCAGAGGAATTTATAAAGGCATGGTGGAACGCTGACAGCTACACTCCTGATGGTATCATTGCAGGTACACAGTTATGGGACACATTGAAGGAAGGACCAGCTAAGACTGCCATAGATTACCCATACGAGGGTATGAATAGAATGACTTATGGCATACGTATGGGAGAGCTTATTACAGTGTGTGCTGGCACTGGTATGGGTAAGAGTAGTTTTCTAAAAGAGATTGTAAAGTATATCTACGATAATACGGAAGACAACATAGGTATGATGTTCATGGAAGAGAGCGTTAGAAGCACCGCTGAATCTATGATGAGCTTAGAGTTAGGTAAGCAGCTACATCTACCAGATACTGTGTACACAGAGGAAGAGTACAAGCAGTCCTACGAGGACACTGTAGGATCAGGAAGATACTTTTTCTTTGATCACTTTGGATCAAACACCATTGATAATGTTTTGGCTCGTGTGAGATACTTTGCAAAAGCAGCCAAGTGTAAGTATATTATACTAGATCATATCAGCATACTCGTTAGCTCTCAAGAACACTCGTTTGATGAGAGAAGAACGATAGATGAGTGCATGACTAAACTAAGAACGTTGGTGCAAGAGCTAAACATATCACTAGTAGTTGTCTCACATCTTCGCAGACCAATGCAGGGTTCTCATGAAGAGGGTCTAAATACGTCGTTGTCTGATCTACGAGGTTCTGCGAGTATAGGACAACTTAGTGATATTGTAATAGGTTTGGAACGTAATGGACAAGCAGATGATCCTATAGAACGTCACACAACGTATGTTCGTATTATTAAGAACAGATTTACAGGTTTAACAGGGCTATGCGCTAAACTGTACTACGACTTTACAGATGGACGTATACGAGAGAAGAGTTTAGATTTTGAGGATGATGATTAATGCCATTAATTGTAATGCACACAGTGTATAGTCATGATGTTCTTGATAATAGAAATTGTTTATTTGCATACATGGATCACAGTAAACGAAAAGGTGATCCTCTTGTAAATATTATTTTAAGAGATGGCAATAATACTACACCTATTCTTGTAAAGAAGTTTAGTGGTAGAGAGCCAGAGTCTTACTACAAAGACAATGAGTTTCATATATTTAAAGAAGAGTTTGATAAGTCTTGGTCAGTAGTAAACAATTATTTAACAGAGGGTGGTGTTGTCATTCTTTGTCGTGAGTCAGTAGATAACCAAGACTTCAGTATGATAAATATAAAGAAACACTCTACTAAAGTTCATGACTACATAGAAAAACACATGACTAATTTATTGAAAAGATACAAATGACAGAACGTTACAGGTCTAGATTTGAGTTTGACTTTGCGACATATCTAGAAAACAACAACATAAAGTTTGAGTATGAGCAACACAAATTTACTTATGTTCCAAAGCATAGAACGTACACACCAGACTTCTATCTGCCTGAACATGATATGTTTATAGAGACTAAAGGACAGTTTGTTGGTTCTGATAGATCAAAACATAAACTTATAGCAGAGCAATATCCTGATCTTGATTTACGTTTCGTGTTTCAGAACGATAAGGTAAAGTTAAGTAAGAAATCAAAAACAACATATGCTGACTGGTGCAATAAAAATAATTTTAAGTATGCAAAAGGCGTTATACCCATAGGATGGATGAAAAATTATGGATGATATGCACGATGACTTAGCTAAAATGAAAGCTATTATTGAAACAGAGAAGAAAGAACTAAAAGATAACCGTGTTTATCTTGTCATGGAGAACACAGATGATGAGGAAGATCAGTTCTTTATGTTTTGTTTAGATAAAACAAATAACGATGACGGTCCTGCAAATATGTGTCAAGTTCTTGCTAAAGGTTTAGTACACATACTACAGAACAGTGCAGAAGAAGTGTATAGTCTTGGTGAAAGACTTATGGAAGAAGAAGAATATTCAGAAAGTAACATAATTTCACTTGACTCTTATCGAAATCAAGAGCATACTCTGAACTTGTTTACAGAGAAAGACAGGGAACACCTGACAGTTACGGTGACGTTAGAGGATGAAGATGACGACAAAGGGGCATGATCCCGTCAACAGCCCAGAGCATTACAATAAGCTTGACGTTGAGGCTATAGACCTGATAGAAATGTCTATGACAAGCAATGAGTTTCTTGGATACTTAAAAGGTAACGTGTTAAAATATATAATTAGATACAGGCACAAAGGTAAAGCCGCAGAGGACTTAGGAAAGTGTTTATGGTATCTTACGAGATTAAAGGATAAAGTAGAAGATGCAAAATCTACCAACTGATTATCAGATGTTCATACATAAGAGCCGCTATGCACGATGGCTTGAAGATGAACAACGTAGAGAAACATGGGAAGAAACTGTAACACGGTTTACCGACTATATGATAGAGCATATCAAGCTTGTGTGTGATGTTGATATGTCACAGTGGTCCCATATGAAAGCTGTAAAGTCAGCCATATTAAACCTAGAGATCATGCCATCTATGCGATCCCTTATGACTGCAGGCCCAGCGTTAAAACGTGAGAACATTGCAGGGTACAACTGTTCGTATATTCCTATTGATAATCCTAGATCATTTGACGAAGTTTTATATATTCTTATGAACGGCACTGGCGTAGGTTTCTCTGTAGAACGTACATACATTGAGAACCTGCCTACCATACCTGATGTTCAGTTTGAAGAGACAGAGGACGTTATCAGCGTAGCTGACTCAAAAGAAGGTTGGGCAAGAAGTTTCCGTGACTTGATAGGCTACTTGTATACTAACAGGATACCTAAGATTGATATGTCTAAGATACGTCCTGCAGGTGCAAGGTTGAAAACATTTGGTGGCAGAGCTTCAGGTCCAGAGCCATTACAAGACTTATTTGACTTTACGATAAGGGTGTTTCAAGATGCTAAAGGACGTAAACTATCCTCCATCGAATGTCATGATATTGTGTGTAAGACAGGTGAGGTGGTGGTTGTGGGTGGTGTTAGGCGTTCCGCTCTTTTATCTCTTAGTAATCTTAGTGATGATAGGATGCGGTCTGCTAAGTCTGGTAATTGGTGGTCTATTAATCCTCATAGGGCTTTGGCAAACAATTCTGTCGCTTACACACAAACTCCTGACCCGTCTGCGTTTATGAGAGAATGGCTTTCGTTATATGAAAGCAAGTCTGGAGAGCGCGGTATATTTAACAGGACGGCTGCTCAAGGCAAGGCCATAGCTAACGGACGTAGGCAAGAAGCTGACTTTGGCACGAACCCGTGCAGCGAGATTATTCTACGACCTAATCAATTCTGTAACCTATCTGAAGTTGTATGCAGATCAGATGATACTGCAAAGTCACTAGAACGTAAGGCAGAGCTTGCTGCTATTCTTGGAACATTGCAGTCTACCCTTACAGACTTTAAGTATCTGCGTACACGTTGGAAAAACAATACAGAAGAAGAACGTTTACTAGGCGTATCTCTTACAGGCATCATGGATTGCAAATATATTAATGTTGCATCACATCCTGATCGTCTAACTAAGTTAAGAGACATTGTAGTACATACTAACAAGAAGTGGTCTGAAAAGTTAGGCATACCTCAGTCTACGGCCACAACTTGTGTGAAACCATCTGGCACTGTTAGTCAACTTACTAACGCTGCTAGTGGTATTCATGCTCGACACGCTCCGTATTATGTCAGGACGGTGCGTGGGGATGTTAAAGACCCATTAACTAGGTTCCTAATGGACAGTAACATCCCTAATGAACCTGACTTTAACAGTCCAAGCAATACGGTGGTTTTTTCCTTTCCTTTCAAATCACCTAATGCTGCCATCTGTCGGACTGATATGAAGGCTCTGGAGCAACTGCACCTGTGGAAGCATTTTAGTGAACACTGGTGCGAACATAAACCTTCTATAACGGTAAGCGTTAAAGAGCATGAATGGATGGAAGTAGGGAACTGGTGCTACGAAAACTTTGATGAACTGAGTGGCATCAGTTTCCTACCCTTCTCCGATCACAGTTATAGACAAGCACCCTACCAAGATTGTGATGAGAAAGAATACAAGAAGCTTGTAGCTGAAATGCCAACAGCTATTGATTGGAAAAAGTTTAACACTTATGAGAAAGAGGACAACACTAAAGCGTCACAAGAATTAGCTTGTACAGGAGAGGTGTGTGAAGTAGTAGATATATGAGTACAAAAGCAACATTATCACAAGTATCAGTATTTTTACAAAGAGACGGCAACATTGAAGTTACACACAACAATGTTGCCGCTGAAGAGTTTAAGGAAGTCATGGAAACTAGTCTTCCTCATTATGCTAATACTGAACTTATTTATAGTTTTATGAAGCGTCTGGAGAACATAACAGAAAAATATGTGGATGACATTAATAAAACACTATAAAAAAGGCGATTTGCCACACACGGCGTTTTAAGCGCCATACAGAGGAATTAGGGTATGTTGGCTATATTGGGTTATATACTGTTGTACTTGGTCATCCTGGCCTAGATATGGGGGTGTTTTCAAAAACAGTTACTTTATTTTTCTTTAAATATACTAGTGTAACTACTATTCCGATAACTACAGCGATGACAATGATACCTTTACCAAATTCTAAAAATATCTTTTCTAATAATCCTTTTTGATTGAGTGCTTTTCTAGCAGCCTCTTCATCTCTACGTTTTTTATTTCTTTTTATACGTTCAGCTTTCTTCTGTTTAGCTTCTTCTTGTGCTTCTAGTATCTCAGCCCACGTACTTGCACCAAACCTCCTGTTAATCTCTATAGCTAGTTTTCTTATTTCTTCTTCTTGTTGTTTCTCAGCAAGTTTAGCTGCAGCTATGTTAGCTAGAGATGTTTCATCATCACTGTCATCTTTTAATCTAAACTTTAAAATCTTTGCCCACTTGTTGTTTGGTAGTTTTTTCTTTCTAGCCGACTGCACTCGTTTAGATGCTTCGCCATGTGTTGTAAATAACCTGTCGATCTGACTAGCAATGGCACCTACATCATCAGCAGTTTGCAATGCACTACGCACTCCTTGAACTGCCGTCTTTACAGCAGCAAAGCCCCCAGTAATCGCAGCTAGTGTTAATGGGTCCATGTTACTTCTTCTTCATGTTATTACGTTGCACACCCTTCCACTTCTCTGCAGTACGCATACCGCCAAGTCCCAAGAGAGCGAGTGTTAATGACATAAGACCTTCTGTTTCTATGTATGGCAGCACGATATCTGCACCACTAAGAGCAATACCCCACACTGCTACAGGCTGCAGCACAAACTGCCAAGCTAGACCAAAGGCGCATATCCACATGATAGCTGGTCTAGCACCAGCAACGAAGATAGAGGGTGACTTAGCTTGTTCTATGTTTGCTTGTGCTTGTGCTAGATCAAGAGACACCATCTGTTGTTTTAGTTCAGCATTAAGTTTAGTCTTTAGGTCTTTGTCCTCAACAAACTTGTCAAGAACTTTACCTGCTACGCCTATAACTGAATCTGCTAATCCTAACATTATTTTTTCTCACCAGTTTTAGGACCAGGAATATCTACAACTAATGGTCTACGATTTAATCTAGGCATAGTTTCTAGTAAACGCATAGCCCTCTCTCGTTCTTTAGAAACATTAGAAGTTGTCCTTTTACGATTCAATCTAGGCATAGTCTTTAAACGATCAGCATCGTTTTTTTCTAAACCTCTTCTAAACCTAACAGGTGATCTAGCTATATCTTTTAAACTTTTAGGAGGATCAAACTTAACTTCAATATCTCCTGTAGCTAACGGTTTAGGTTGTGGAAGTATACCACGAACATCTTCTAAAATATCTGGTACTAACCACATTTTTTTAATTGCTTCTACAAGTTCTTTGTTACTTGGGTTATATTTAGCACCTGTTCCTTCTTCTCCTTCTACAGGATTATATATAACAGTTCTTGCTCCTGCTGTTTTCATAATAGGCAAAAATGATTTAACAAAAGTGTCTGCTAATTTTTCAGTTATCTTATCAGAATCCATTATTAATTTTACATTTTCTAAAAATTTAGGATCAGTCAACATTTTATGAAACATCATATGTTTTGATCGTTGATGTTCCCTAACAATTTGTTCTGTTGCAAGATACCGCCAGCTTACAACTCCTCTAACACCAGAGTAAATTCTAGACAAAGCTGCTGAAGTTGACAAAGCTGTTGGAATGTTTCCAAAATCTCCAGTAGCAAGTTCATCAGGTACTTCGCCCTTCAAAGCTACTAACCCTTTAAATAAATTATCTAAGTCTTTAACAAACTCTGGTTTGTCATTAGTGAGTTCATCTATTCTAAGCAACGCAGGTTTTAAAGCGTCATACGTTTCTCCAAGATTAACAAGATTAAAATCAAAATCTAACTCAAACGCACTAGATGGCACACTAAAAGTTCCCTCTCTAGTTAATTGATTCTGTAAATATCTAGGAACAGCATCAAGTGTTTTACTAAAAAAACCACCATCAGTAGAGGGATTTAAGTATGCTTTTCTCGCGCTTGTTTTATTTATAGATGCTCGTATCATCTCACTAACAAGCGAATCCCTTAAAGCAGCTAAGTCAGCTTTTGTTTCTTTATCTATATCTTTTGCTCTATCTGTTTTCTTAACTTTTAAAATTCCATTTAAATATACTTCAAATCTGTTACCGCTTATATTTTCTATGTTAACTTGTTTATAATTTTCTAATTCTTTTGTAATGTCGTTTAATTCTAATTGAGCAGCTTTTTTAAATTCAGGACCAGCATTTTTAGAAGTTTCAATAAGTTCTGCCTGTTTTTCTACCAATTCTTGTAGTCGATCCACATTAACATCTTGAGTTAACTCTGAACCTCTAGCCCAAGTAGGTGTGCCTTTATTAGGAACAAAATAGTCTAGAAGATCAGACGCAGTGTTAATTCCTGCAAGGTCTTGTACTATAGAGGACCGTTCTTCACCTTGTTTTGCTTTAACAGCTCTACTTAATTTATCTACAACTTTAGCATTTATAGATTCAAATTCTTTAGCTAAAAATCCTTCTGTTGTTTTACCTGTCATTGTTTGAAAAGCTATAACTTTTTCTCTTGCACTTTTAGATATTAAACCACCAGCTACTAAATCATCTAGTTTTCGTTTAAGTAAATTTTCATTTAGACCATCAAAAATGTTTCCATATACCATTCCATCAAAAAGAAAACTATCTGCAAGTTTTTGAAATTCTTTTAATTTAGTATCTTTTCTTAATATGTCTATTCCCTCTGCATCCGTGTAATTTTCAAATAAAGATTCTAGCAATTGTTTAGCTTGTTTAGAATCACCAGCTTTAAGAAAATCAGTGATAAAATCTACTTTAGTAAACATAAAATCGTTTTCTGCAGGATTTTCATTAGGCTTGTAAAATCCACTTTTCAACGCTTTCTTTTGAAGAAAACTTTCAAACCACTTTTCTTTAAAATTAGTATGATTTTTATTGTACGCAGCTAGACCTGGAATGTCTTGCTTATCAAAAAGTCCATCAATATTTTTCATATTGTTAACGGTAGCCTTGGAAGCTGTTGGTTTTCTATTTCTATTGTCCCAAGCCCACTGTGAATGAGATACTCTTAAATTGTGCATATCTGTAGCATCAGCCATATGCACAAAATTTGCATCAAAACCGTTCTGAGAAGAACGAAGTTGAGACATAAAACTCATTAAATATTCTTTTGTGGTTAGAGGATTACCATCTCCATCTGTAGATTTTTTAGCTAAATCTTCAGCATTTGCAAGTGTGGCATCAAAATCTACTAAACCTTCTTCAATTCCATTATATTTAATATACTGGTTATTTCCACCAAACTTTAAATCTGAATATGAGTCTTTAAGATATCCTATTCTGTCTTTTAAATCTTTTACGGTTAAATCTGGGTCTGCTTCTAAACCACGATAACGTGCATTTCTAATAAATACATCTATGCTATTTCTATAAGATAGACTAGAATCAACTGGCCCTTTTATAGATACTCTTGCAAAAGCCATAAAGTTACCTGGATTTTTTAAAATATTTGCTACATCTCCAAAATCATCTAGTTCTCTCTTTTGCATATCTCGTAAATTAAAAACATAATCATCTATGTCGAGAGTTCTACCTTCTAAACTTTCACGTAATTTAGCAAACTCTTCTCTATCTCTTTTTAAATCTGCGTTAAAAGTAGACCTAAACAACTCATCAATATCGTTTGCAAACTTTTCTCGACCCTCTACAGATAAACGTTCTGGAGATAAACCCATACCGCCATTTTCTACCGATTCTTCTATTAACTGATTTGTAAGAAGACTATCTCTTTTAGTAACAAGACCAGCTTTAGCTTCTAGACCCTCTGCAGCTTCCATTACAGTAGCACGGTTCTGTTCTAATTTAGTTATAACTCTATTAGCACCATCTTTTAACTTTTTAAAATCTGCCTCGGCTTGAGCATTACCGCCCGTTAAATTTTTTAAAGCACTATTAATATATCCAATTTGATCTTGAAGTTCTTGCTGATGAGTTCTAAACATTAACAATATTGCATTAACATCTTTACTAAGGTCTTTAAACTGAGGATCAGAAGTAACATGTTTAAGGATACCAGTGAAAGCTGTCATCTGAATACCCTGCATTATCTGTTCCATAGTTAAATAAAATTCTGCAGTTTTATCTCCATAATCTGAATTGTTTATTTCATTAACTAACTTTTCACCATGTCTAGCTAATTTTGTATAGGAATTTAAATATTCTTTGGGTAAAAGAGGAATTACATTTCTAGCAAAATCCTGTGAAGCTCTTAATTCTTCAGTGCTTAATCTAATATTAAGATCAAGTTCTGTCATTCCATTTAAAGCTTCTATTCTATCCTTATCATTTAAAAGCATGGCTTTATACCAAGGAGTTCCTTGAGCCATTGCTATTAGTTTTTTATTCCAACGACTATCCACAAATGTTTCAGGATCACCACCTTGTATGGCGGGTGTGGAGATAGGTCCAACTTTAACAGATGGAATATCTAAGTCTTGTGTTTGTTCAGCTAAAAATTTACCCATTATATGAAGAGCAAATGGAAGGTTAAGAGGACGGTACACAATCTGACCGTTTGTATTATCAACAGTCTTAACTATATCCATATCTTTTATAAAAGGAAGTCTTTTTGTAAGATTTTTTGGAACACCCCAATTTTGCAGATTAACTCTTCCACCAAAAATATTATCCATCACCTTCATGGTAGTTGTAGGGTTAATAAATATACCTGCAAATCCTGCAGCATATGCGAAATCTTGATATTCTGTACCTTTAAAATACTCATCCCATGCTGCAGCTAATGCTCCAGCAGAAAATATAGCTTGACCATCCATAACTTTACGGAAAGTTTTTTGATTTAAAAGTTCCTCGTAAGTCGGTGTTAATTTTGTTATAAGAACTTTTTCTAATTCAGGATTAGGAACAAAAGTTCCACCTTCAGCTTTAGGGGCAGCATCACGTCTATAGTCTGCAGCTAAAACTGCTTTTTGTCTGCCGCCAGGATATTTAAGTCTTTCTTTAACTCTTTCTACAACATTAGGTTTTGCACCATAATCAACATTGATATCTTTAAGGGCTTTCTTGAATAGTTTAGCCCTATCTTCCATTATCTTTTTTCCAAAATCTGAATATAATTCAAAATCATCTAATTCAAGTTGTGGATTATTTTTTTTAGCATCAGCAAATGCCTTTGCTAAATCAGCTTGCCTTGTTGCTTCTTTAGCACTTCTAATGGGTGTTTGCATTTCTCTTAATGTTTGAAGAATAATTTCATCTTTAGGTACTGGTCTTTTTGGCAGACCTCTTACCATTCTATACGCATCTTGTGTTACATCAGCTGCCGTTTTAAGAAATTTAGCTGGAACAGCAAGAAAATTCATAGGAGTATAAAAATCAACTGTAAACATAGCTGTTTTTGGCATGAAACTCATATCGTCTACTCTAAAGATGTCATCACTCACTTTAACAAGCTTTTCCATTTCTTCAGATAATAATTTTGCAGACGTATTGGCAGAATCTAGTTTATCCCAATCTACAGTGCCTTCTCCGTACATACCTTGACTTCTTAAAAGTTGTTCTACAGCCCCCATGCCATAGGCAGTCATAACTTGAGGAAGTTGCATAATTCCTCCCACACCTCTAGTCAGACCTGCTGCTACAGTTCTGGGAGCAAACCCTGCTTGATATATAGCTTTTCTACCAATACGTTCTAAAGTAGGCGTACCCGTCATAGGAGCATCACCTAAAACTGCTTTTTCAATAGGTCCAATTTCGGGTGGCTTAACAAGACCACCTGTCATAGGAGTTCCGTCCATCTCTGCTTCTATTCTACGAGCCATTAAACGAGAAGGATGGTTTAGTATTTTAACTTTTTCTAAGATAGCAGGATTATCAGATGGAGAAGATGCTTGTCCATCAGGAAGAATAAAAATTTCTCCCATACTATCTTGAATTATTTCTTGATCTCTTTCTGCCTGAGTACGAACTTTTAAAGGTTGTCCCTGCGTGTCAAACCCAGGTAACTCAGGAGTGCCGTCAGGACGCAGGACAGGACCGCTGATATCCTCTTTCTTAACAGTACTTTTTAATTCAGGTATTGTTTTTTTCTTATCTTCTTCTTCGTCGTTAAAAAGATAATTATAACCTTGTGCAATAGCTTTATCAAAAGGAGTGAGATATTTTACCATTTAATTAAACCTTAATTTTAACTTAAAGAAGAATCGTATACGTTAGCAATAATTCTTTCTAGAAATACATAAGCTTCTTCATACCTTTGTCTGTTATTATTTATTTGTGCAGCTACTTCACCAGATGTATCAGTAGCTAGTGCATCCATTAAATCATCTTGTTTGTAATAAGCTTCAAGAGAATCTAGCAAAGTTGTATTTTGATTTCCAAAAGTTTTAAGTAATGTAGCAACTTGTGGATTAAGTTGTTGATTTTCATCGTACATGTACGCACTTAAATTGTTTAAAGATTTAACAAATATTTTTTGCTGTTGAGATTCACTTTTTTGATAAAATGTTTTACCTGATATAGGAATGTCTTTTAACATAGGTGATACAACAAAGTTATTAAATCTCCTTTGATATACAAGTTTAGCGCCAGGATTTAATATTATATTATAATTATAAGAATTATTGTCATCACGTATGGTATCTAAGACATCTTTAGGATATGCTATATTTAACATATCTCTAATTTTAGCAACTGGTTCTGCTACTTTTGTATGTGCTAATAAATCAAAGTCTTGAGATTTTTCATACAAGTCAGCATGTTTATTTCGTAATAGATTTTGCTCAACTTTTAACATTAAACCTGCTGCCTCTCGACCACCCTCAAGAGGTATATATCTTTTTAAATTTTTATTTCTTAAAGCTATATCTGCTAAAACTTCTTCTAATCTTTCAAAAGAACCTCTACCTGTTTCACCAGAAGCACCACCCCACAAAGCTTGAAATATGATAGCAAAGTCTTCGTTAGATATAGCGCGACCTCCTGACTCTCCTTGAATCATTCCAGCAAACGTATAAGTTAAAGTAACTTTAGTCATAGCATTTTGAGCTAACAAATATTGCTCATGTGCTAAAGCTTCATATTCTGCGGCTGCTAATAAATCTTTGTTTTTGTATGCAGCTGTTGCTTTCTCTAGATTGTCTTGTATTGCTGTGCCATATTTTTCAGAAGATATTTCAGAAAATCTTTCTACTTGTTTTAATAAACCTACAGTTTTTTCAGAATTTGGACCTCTATCAATACCCTCATTTGTATTAAAAGTTGCAGACGATAAAAAACTTTCATCTTCTCTTTTAAGACCTCTTCTAGCCATATCTACAAATCTACTTGTAAATACGCCAAAGGATTGTCCTAAATCTTCAACAAATTGAAGACCAGAAGATACTGCTTCAGAAGTTGTGCTTCCTCTATCAAAACCTATTTTTGTCAAATCCTCCAGAGTTCCTAAATTTTGAAACATTGCTGGAAGCCGACCTTGTGCAATATCTTCATTAAAAGTTTTATTGATTCTTAGTGCTTTAATCATCCTTATTTTATCTTGTGGAGCAAAGTTACCTTTTCTAATTTTATCGACAATACCCATTTGAGCCATGTTGCCTCTAAAAGCTACAGCATTGTTTTTAGCATCTCTTGTTTTATCTATAGCTTCGTCTATTTTTTTTAGTTCTTTTGCAACTTGTTTTGTATCGCTTCGTTCTTTTATTCTAGGTAACACAGAAATTTTTCTATTTCCTGAATAAGTAGTTTTTGGTGGACCTTGAATAGTTTGGTCTATAAGTTTTATAGATAAACGTCTAATTACATCTTGTATAGAATCAATATCATCTACATCTGTTTCATTTCGTTCAATATCAAAAAGTTGTTTTACTTTAGTTTCTAAATTTTTGTACCCCGATTCGCCGCCTTGCTGAGTTGAAGAAACGTAGTTACTTAAATCTTTGAAAAAATTCATAGACTTCATTGTATTATAATAATTTACTAACCTAGGCTGACTTGTAAACAATACCTGTCTATCATTTTTTGTCATTCTGTCTGCGCTAAATAGTAAATTTAAATCAGCATCTATTCTATTTTTAGATTGTAATGATACATCTATAACAAACTTTTCATCACCATCTGAATTTACTGAACGTAGAGGTGGTTCAACATTAACGGGTAATTGTGTAACATTTGAATTTTGAGTTAAAGCTTCAGGGTTAACGGTAATACTTGTAACCTGTCTGTTTGAGTTTTGAACAACCTTTGGATTATTAGGACTGATAGTTCTACCAGGATCATCTTTTGCTTGTTGTTCTCTACGAACTATAATTTGATCTAGTCGTTGTGCATCTAAAGCGTCTTGTTTAGATATATCTAATTGCTTACTTACAGTTTCTGCTACTTTTTCTGGAGTAGACAGGTCATTTTTTATTTTTCTAGCAGAGGATGTACCTATAAGTTTATCAACATTTCCTCCGTCTCTTAACACTTTAGACAATACGGGAAAAGCGTCATCTGCTGAACCAACGTTATATAGCGTAGGAATAGTAGCTACTTTTTTATCTCTTATTGCGTATACATTTAAAAATCCATTGTTACGTTGTAGATCATTATGAGTATTAAAAAAGTCTTGTTTATAATTTTTAACAATAAAACGTTCTATTGCGTTTTTTTTGTTTTTAAGATTTGTAGGTATTTTGTTAGGTTCATATTCGTTAGTTTCCATTTTAAGATTTTGTAAAAGTTTTTCTGCTTGAAAAAGATTACTATACCTTAAAAGGCCTGAATTTCCATTATAAAAAGCAGCTCTTTGTTCATCAGGTAAATTATTGACTCCTTTTACATCGTCAAAACCTAAATTGCTTACGTCATTTTTAGCAGGACGCCGCATAAAAGATATAATACCACTACCTGTATTGTATTCTATCGGAGGTGGATCATTAGGAAAAGCTTTTGCATGTTCATTTCTAGCTGTTGTATTTGTTTTTGTATTATAATTAGTTTGTAAAACAGTTATTTTATTTTTAAGTTTACTACCTGTTAAACCTGATAGACGACTTACTTGTCCCATCAACTCAACTTGATCCTCCATAATTGATGGATTATTTTGTCCACTAAGAATACCTTTAGCTGTTTCTATCTGAAACTCTTGTTGTGTTTTAGCTAAATTAGCGTCATAGATTGCATCTCCATGAGCAAATATCCCATTAGCATTAATATTTCCTAAACCGCTTCTATTATAAGCGTCAATTGAGGCTTGTCCATACACCTTACGCAAATCTGTGCGAGGATTATTAGCAACTATAGGCAGCATAGTTGTGTGCACATGCCTTGCAATTTGTATATCATTTTTTCGCTGTGCTTCTTTTTGTTGAGCTAGAAAACGTTTGCGCGTTTCTTCTGTTTCAGCCCTTTTAGCAGCAGCATCTTCTGAGGCTAACTTTGCTTGCAAAAATCCCTTTGCAAATCCACCTGCAAATGCACTCGCCATGTTACTCTACCTCCATATCTAAAAAGCTTTCTTTAGGACTTTGCATTGGTTCTTCTGGTATATCCATATTTAAAAGCATTTCATCAAATTCTTCTTGTTGAATAGCCTCTTGTGCTTTTCTTTCAAATTTTTGAGGACTAACTTTTTGCATTAAATTAAAATGATCTTCATCGCTGACTGATGGTGCTGGAAGTTCATTCACTACATTTATATCTTCTACACCTGCTTCTACACCCATATCTGTTATATACGCTACTAGAGGTGGTTTAATTATTTCTGCAATATCAGGCGTAAACACCCCCTCTGAAAACATCTTTAATGTAATAGATGATGCAAGAGTTTCTGCTGATATACCTACATCTAGTAGTTTAATTATATCTTCTGAAGCGGCATCTTGATTAATAGAGTTAACAACTCTATCAAATGCTTCTTGCGGAGAAACAATTTGAGGAGGTTTTTCAAAAGGCCACTGTCCAGGTGTATCTGTTAAAGATTGCCCTGGAATAGCTCTTGCAAGTGGGTCTAAATCTTGTGGATTAAATGTAGCTTGTGCCATTTTAACTTACCATTGTGTTACTTTTTTCTAACTGTAAAGGTTTTGTTCTAGGGTCTTCTTCTTTTTTCTCAAAAAGATCATACCTCATTTTTTTGATAGTAGCACTCATGTTTCCTTGCCGTTCTGCTTGTTTAACTATAGCTTCACGAACTCTTGTTTGAGGTATGGAAGAGTACAAAGACATTATTTCTTCTTTATACTTAACATCTTTTGCTGGACCTTCTTGTGCTGCTCTTTTTCTATATCTAGGGTCTGCTCTTGCAGCAGCCCGTTCAACTTGATCAGCAACAAAACCTTGTTTTCTACGATAGCTGTCTTGTTTCATAATAGCAGCTAGTTGAGCAGAAGAACCAGAACCTGTTCCACCTCCACCACCAACAATATTTGATAACAAGCTCCCACCAACTTTAGCAGCAGCAGTTGAGACTAAACTTCCAAGATTAACATTAAACATTTTTATTTTCCATTAAGTTTCTTCAGAATCATCATCATCACCAAAAATACCCGTTTCATTTACAGCAGAACTAAATACAGTTTGCACTAAGTTACCCACAAGTGCGCCCATTGAAACTTGAGCATCTGCATCTACTTGTGCTTCAAACATATCCATCGCAAACTGGTTAGCAATAGCTGTTATTGCTAATTGTTGATTACGTGCTAAAGTATTTTCTGAAGCTGTAAATGCAAAAGATACTTCATCTCTATACTCTTGCCACACTGCATCTAAAGCTGAAGTAGTTATTCCTAACACTGCTGCTGCATTGAGCCTGTTTGCTGAATTTTGTTCAGCCGTGTTAGCTGTATTAATAGAACGTCTCCACAAAGCATTTGATTGTTCTATTGCAGATATCATTGTAGCGTTAAATTGTTCTCTTGCATCTTGTATTTTAGCATTGTATTTATTTACAGAGTTAGCTTGGTCTTCATTATATTGATCCATAGCTGCAGCACGATTAGCATTATTAGTAGCTACAGTTGTTCCAAGCGTATCGTAAAACTTTGCTACTTCAACTTCTGTTTTTGCATTTAAATTAAGTCTAGCATTTTCAGCAGCGGTATCCGTAAATAAAGCCTGTGCTTGAGTTTGATAATTTAACAAATTAGCTTGTTGTTCTAGGTCTGCATTTTTAACATCTATAGCTAAAAACGTATCAGCGTTCTTAACAGCAGCTTTCATTTTATTGTCAAGATTCTGCCTGTCCATAGCAGCAATAGTAGCAGCATTAGCTAGTGCAGTTTGCTGTTCGTTAGTTAAGTTTTGTAGTTGTATTGTAGCATACTTATTAGCATCTTGTATTGCAATAGGTAATGCACTTTCTGCAATAGCAGTTACCATTGCTGCAGATGCAACAGTAGATACACCAAAACCTCTAGCCAGCATAATGTCATTTACTTTTTTGACATTCTTAGATGCCCAAGCAGGAAGTGGTTTGCCTTCTTCAAGTGATTCGTATAACGAACCTATCTGATATTGAACAGTAGCTTCTGCAGCAAGAGTTTGTGTTTTTGCTTCTGCTAAAGAACCACGTTCAAACATCTCTGTTTTTGTGCGTTCATCTACTACATTTGCAGAATCAATAATTGCTCCTGGTGATAACTCAACTTCTGCACCTACAACATCTGTAGGCATGTTAGACAGATTACGTTCTATAGAGTCTACCTGTCCAAGACCCTCTTCTGCAGTAGGAGCGGCTACATCTTGACTTGTAAGAACACTAGCTGAAGGTATTGCTGCTCCAGTTGCATCTAGAGTAACACCTTCAGTTGTTGTGCTTAACAGTTCATTATCTTGAACTTGTTGTTCTTCTGGTGTGTATTTAGCATCGCCAAGATCAACAACACCTGTCGCTTGTTCGCCAACAATATCACGAACAGGCTTAAAAGCCTCCTCAGTAGTAAGCTCTCGTTCAGGCTCTGCTACTTCTGTTTCAACTTCTTCTTCGATTGCTTCATCTGCCATACTATTATACCTCAGTATCTTTTACTTTTTCAGGTTCAGATTGTCTTTCTCTTTGAATAGCTGCCCAAAAGTATGTTATTTCTTTACCATCGTCAGGTTTCTCATCAAGAATAATCTTCCATATTTCTATTTCTGAATTGTCAAACAATGGACCCTTAAACTCTAGCTTAATAAATTTAGCGAGTACGGGTTGAGGAAACATAATACATTCTTCATCAAAGATTCTTTGATAGTATTCTTGTATTCCTTTTTCAAAACTTTCTTTATATTTATTATAAATTATTTGTTGTGTTTCTAATGTCATACACAATTGAGTAATCTTAGCTATTTCGTATTCTTTGTTTGCGTCAAACCTATCTTCTGGTATTGTACAACTTATTAACACAAAAGTCAAGAATAAAAGTATATAATGTCTTAAAGTTATCATGTTTCTCTATCTTTAACAGGAGGGTGAGAACCATTGTGCATTTTATGAAAGTTATCTAGTTCTCTTTCAATAGAATCTAGTCGTTGCTCTATCCTACCATCTCGTTCACTACGTTCTTTTAATATTTGTGGAGACAAGATATCTTTTGCCATAGTATTTATTGAGCTTGTAGCTACAGCTTGTACTGCTTCTACTTTGTCTAGCCTTGTATTTAAACTTGCTAACTCGTCTTTCTCTTCTGCTAGTTGCTCTGTAATTGTTTTAATTGTAGATTTAATAACGCCGTATGTTGCAGCAAGACCTGCTAATACTGTACCTAAAGTAATTAACTCTTTTGTTCCAAGCTCTAGCATTATCGTGCCGTAGCTGGCGTTGTTCCTGCGAATGGACTTCCAATCATGTGATAAACTATAGTATTATTATTTTCATTAACAGCCGCATTCGTTGTGCGTAGTTTTATACCATTAGATAATATATCAAATAAATTTGTGGCTTGTTCAGTTGCAGTTAAATTGAAAGCTAAGGTTGATGCATCAGCATTATAAAGAAAACGAGTATCGGTAACTAAAATCCAATCATCACCAGTTGCGTTTCCATTTGCGTTTTTAAGCACAACAGATTTTGGACTTATAGATGCTTCTGCAAAAGGACCATCAGCACCACCATTTCCAACAAAAGCTCCAACTTTACTAAATGAATTTACCGAATGAACAGAAAAACACCACATTGCATCAGACGAACCATTAGTTGAATCAGCAGAGCCTACGGAATTAACATCTGCGGTAGGAGCAGTGTCATTAAATTTAGTCGAGTCATCATTAGTTAATGTTGTAGGTGCGCTATCAAAATTGCCGTAATGATCTTTAGGAGTAGAAGAATTAAAAGCATGATATACAGTTTGACCATCAGCACTAACTGTATTGTACCATCTAATCCATTCAGGAGCTTGACTTAATCCATGTCCAAATGTACCATTAGCACCTGTTCCAGTGTAGGTACACACTGACCAACCTGCTGTTGCATTAGCACTGATTATTAAACTATTAGAACCACCCGTAATTGAACCTTCACTATTGCTTGTATCACGACTTGATTGTGCATTTAAACGGTACATCTGAACCAGATAGTTATCATCTGCAAGTGTTGAACCAAGTGTTCCAGTAGTGCCGCTTACAGATAATACATTAGCGTCAGTTGTTTGAGATGTTGTAGCGTTCCACGAGAAGTATTTATTTAGACCCCTGATACTATCAATCACAAACCATTTTTCATCTGCTAATCTTTTAATTGAAAATAAAGTGTCATAGGTTCCACTTGTCCCATTATACGTTGACCACGGAATCGTAAAGTTTGTACTGCTACCATCATGGTCAACAATAACTTCTTTAAAGTGGTCATCAGGGTTTCCAATAGTGGGTGCAGATGCTTCAAATAAATTAGCTGCGTTTATAAATTTATATCCCGTTGGAATTGTGATGTTCGACAGGAGATCATGAACGCCTTGCCCAAAGTCAACTTCACAAGAACGGCCCGTGTAAACGCTGATACCAAATGAAAGTGTATCGCCAGTTAAAGTGGCATTTGCTGTTGTACCGCCATCTGTTGGATCGCCGCTAAAACCAGTGGAGTTATCGGCCCACTTGGTAGTGTCTGCCGATACGTCATAAAGACCCCACCAAACTTTATTGTTGTCCAAATCAATAGCACAAAGAATGTAATCACCTGTTGCTGCTACAGGTGAAATTGAATGAGTCGTAGTTGTTCCAGCATCTGATTCAATAAAAGCTGAAGATGTATCAATAGTTGCTGTCCACGCATTAGATTGAGTTTGTGGATTGTTACCGCCGCCATAACTCTCGTTAGTTATCCAGGGGTCGCCTCGACCACCGCCAACAGCATTAGGTTTTACCGCCCATATGTATTTGCCACCAGCGGCAGTCTGTAACGAAATACTCGCAGGATTTCGGTTCCATACTGTTGCGGCAGTGCCAGCGGCACTTAAATTTCCATCACTTAGCGTGACCGCTGCGCCCAAAACTTCAGTAACGCTAGAGAGAGTTGCAAAGTTGGTAGTCGGGCTGTCAGTGGTCTGCGTGGGTGAATTAACTGCTGCAAACGCCTCAGACCCAGCCATACTTACGCTGTCAAAATTCATCGACTTTGAAGTGATGTTGCGATGACCAATCATGATATAGACTGGACCTGCGTGTGTTTGGCTAAAGCTGTGAAGGTCAGACCCGTCGTCGGTAATTTTAATGGTCGAACCCGTGCGAGTAATCGTCACGGCTGATCCAGCTGCAATGGCTGACGAGGCTTGCGTGGCGTTGCCGTACATGATCTTACCAGCACCAACGCTGCCAGCACCGCCGGAGCCGTTTCCACCGTCATCGTACCACCAACTTTTAGTCATGCTATCCAGACCGCCGTCGTCCGTACCTGTCGCAAATGTGCTAAGTTCGTCGGCGTCAAAACAGCCGAAGATCGATCCAGCTATTGCGGTGGCCGTAAAGCTAAAGGTGAAGTCGCCACTAAATGGATTGTTTAAACGACCACTAACGCCAGGTGCGCCATTGTTGTCAATAGTGCCGCTGCCAATCGTCGTATATGTAGAATTGTATGTGTAGTTTGCCGCTGCTGGTGTAAATGTGTTTGACCCTGCGCTGTTGCTACCGAGGGCTGCGCCTGTCCCCGCCGAGAACGGTAGGTAAAAACCGTTTATACCTGCACCTTGAGTGGGACTTAAAACAATAGAAACGGTTCTAGCACGAGTATCGCTTGTTGAAGGTGTACAAGTTACGGTAAAGTCACCACCAGTTGACTTTGCTGAAGATGCCCCAGACTGCACTACACCGCTTCCAATTACCTCATCAACATTTTCTGTAACATCACTAGACCAAGTATGTGTACGACTACCAGTACCACCACGCCCAGCAAGAATAACACTACCATCTGGTATATCTGATAAAGTAAAGGAAGCCGTTGAATCAGATGTTGTTTGTAAATCAAATAAATTGTGATCACCCGTTACTGCCCAAGCAATAACTCCGCATTGAGACATTGCGGAGTTCCATACGACAACAATATCTCCAGTTGTACCTGATGGAACATCAGCCCTCCAAAGTTCAGACACATATTGTGCTTCAGCAGAGTTAGTTACATCCGCTACTCTAGTAGCAGACACACCACCAACCGTCATTGAACTTACATCGAAGTTAGAAGATGCTGGTCCTTGCCCTGTTGCAAAAACATAAACAGCACGAGTAGAGGATGCTGTTCCTAATGCTACGCCACTGTAGGTGTAAGTTGTCAACCCGCTTGAGTTTGTAGCACTTGCAGAATTAGCTATCGCTTCGGCTGTTGAACTTACAGTAAAATTGTCTGTTGGGTCTATAGGACGCCAAACTCCGTTGTCATCATATTCACCAAACTTTGTTGCATCATAAGAACCACCATCAATTCCTATAAATTGTGCAAGATAGAAATCAGCATACGTTCCACTTGGAGAACGATCTAGCCTTCCAATCTGTATCGGTTCAACATTATTAAATGTTCCAAGGTCCGTTGAACTACTAGGATTAGTTTTAGTATCAAAAGCTGTAATAGTTGCTCCGTTTACTTCGATAATGCAAGCACTGTCACCAGAACTGTAGCCATTTATGCGAATACAAAAATGATACCACGCATGAGGGTCACGAAATACTTGGGTAGTCGTTCGGTTAATTGTCGCGGCACCCGCTGCGGTTTCGCATAGAACAATAAATCGGTCATCTGAATGAAAGTAGATGTGAATACTTTCAGCTACGCCGCCCGACTCTTGTCCTTGGGTAATAATCTTCTGTGCGTTTCCAATTGAACCTCGTTTGACCCAAAAACTTAACGTGCAAATTCTATCACTGGTTGGTGCTTGCGCGGGTAGAAAGGTCAAATACTCTGAGTCGTCGTCGTTAAACACAGCACTGTTATCAACAGCATAGCCGCCAGAAGAAAAAGATAAAATACCAAGAGGAATAGAGTGAAGCATTTAACTTACGCCACCATGATTACCTATAAGAAGCCACGTGTTAGTAGCTATTTTTAAACAAGATGCTGAAGCATACTGTGCAGCTATTGCGCCTGACCCCGTGCTTACACCGTTTACGGTTACACCGCTACCGCCTGTAACAGTAGTTGTTCCAGCACCCAACATGACCACATCAATACGATCACCTACTGCAAAAGCTACACTAGAGTTAGGTGGTATGGTAAGCGTGTTAGCACTAGCATTAGTCATTGTTACAGTTTTAAACGCATCACCAATAACTAACGTATACGATGTTCCTGTTTGAGCGTTAACTGCACCAGCTATTTTAGCAGGAGTTACAGCGTTATCTTGAATATCCGCTGTTTCAATTGTATCAGCAGGAAGCACAGGAACTTGACTAAATGTAACTACACCGTCAGATGCTATAGCGATTGCATCTGTGTCACTCGTATGCCCAATGTTTGTTCCGTTAATAATAATGCTGTCTACAGTAAGAGTAGTAAGAGTACCTACCGAAGTAATGTTACTTTGAGCAGAACCTGTAACAGTAGCTGCTGTACCACTGACGTTACCAGTTACGTTACCAGTTAAGTCTCCTTCAAATACTGCATTAATTGTTCCTACAGAACCACTAACGACTTCACTAGATATACTTGCATCAGGTATAAATTTAAGTTTATAAGAGTCGTTATCATCAATACCAAGAAATGCAGTTTTTGCTGCACTACCTGTATGATATTGCATTGCAATACCTACATCTTTGTTGGTATCTGCTCCTAGCGCACCCCCATCAGATGCTGTTTGTAGATGAATAATAGGATCAACAACGGCCAGTGTTGTTGTGTCAAGTGTTGTAGTTGTGCCGTTAACAGTAAAATTACCTGTTACTGTAAGATTCTGTGACATAGATACATTGCCGCTAGAATCAATAGCCATAGAATCTGCATCACTAGCGGAGCCAATATTACCATCATCGGGTATGACAAGACCACCTGCGCTTAGTGTAAGAACACCCGCACCAGATAATTGCATCTTAGAAGCAGGAGTATCAGTGTTGGCAGCTTTTGTTTTAAAATCAATAGAAGATGTGCCAGTTCCGTCACCACCTCCTGAAGACAGTGTAAGATTACCACCGTTTACGTTATTAGAACCTGTAGCACTAGAACCAGCAGCAACTGTTAGGTTTTTACCTGCAGTAGTTCCCGTAGTGGAATCAACGCCAACTTCCCAGTTAGCTCCGTTGGTAAACGTTACACCACCATCGTCTATCTGTACAATATCTGTGCCGTCTACATCAAAAAGTATCTTACCAGCATCTCCACCAGCATCAGCGGTTGCTGTTGATATTTCTAAGTAGTTAAGTGTTTGTGCGCTGGAATCAAATACAGCTTGTATCATTCCTTTCTCAGCGTCTGCACCACCTATAGATATAGATGGACTACCATCATTTACGTCTTCTAAAATTTTAAGATCAGAACCATCAAAGGTAAGGTGATCTTCACCTGCTATAGCGTTACTACCAGTAACTGTAACTAGCGTATTGTCAGTGCTTCCAGTAAGACTACAGACGGAACTTAAACCATCTAGAAGGTTCAACTCTGTAGCAGTAGACGTAACAAGAGTGCCTCCTAGTTTAAGACCACCCGCTGCACCATCATGTGTGCTAATATCTACTGTGATATCAGTATCAGTACCTGCACCTAATATTGAAAGACCTTTAGTAAGAGTGCCATCATTTTCTGCAACAAAGAAATCTATGCCGCCTTGTTCACCACCAGCAGTAACATCTACAATGGTAGATTGTATGCGTCCGTATGTTGTAGCAGCGTTTCCTGCATCTTCACTCAAAAAGTCTATGTTGCCAATTACATCGCTTGTTGCTGGGCTGCTTCCGTCTTTTTTAAATTTAAGTGTTGCACTGTTAGCATCTGCATTACTGTTAAACAACGTTAGAACAGGTTTAGCAGAGGTTGAACTCTCAATAGCTATATCTGATCCTGTTAATACAAGATCATCATCGCCATCTTCATCGTATTCTATTGTCCATTCTGAACCAGTTCCGAAGATAAGTTTTTCATCATCTGCGATCATAACATCGTCAGAGTATTTAAACATGTCCTCATCTTCTAGCCATGTTAAAACACCGTCATTAGTTTCTCCGTCAAACGTTACGGTAATATCTGTTCCTGCAGTTCCTGCGCCTATCGTAATAGCGTTACTACCTGCTAACTTTGATAGTCCACCACCATTACCTGCTGTTCCATCGTGTGTGTGACCGCTCGTACCAAAGGCTGTTACAATTGCATCAAACTCGTTATTAGAGTCAGACGCATTAATTGTATCGCCAGTTGTATACGTGCTTTGTCGTGATGAGTATCCCGCCATTACATTCTAGCCCCTGGAGTAAATTCTAGTTCAAATCCTTTTAGTGTTATAGGAGGATTACCTGATTCGTCCTCTACCCTTATAACTACTGTAAACCCACTGCCTTCTACGCTTTGTCGAACAATGGGTATTCCTGTTGCACCGTATACGGACGTATCGTAGGTTCCTGTTCCGTATACAGCGGCTGTGCTTTGTGTTGTTAAAGTATAAGCTGCAGGTTGCGGAGAACTTGCATCTTCAAAGTCATACTTTACAAATAAAGATGCGTTAACGCTTCCCTCTGTATCAAAGTTAAGATTGATACGTTGCATACTTTTACGTATACCTGCATCTCCCATAGTAAGGTCAGGAGAGCGATATATTGCTCTTATGTTTGTGCCGTCAAAGTCATTACCTAGTTCTTGTCTAAAAACATATCCATCAAAACTACCATGCACTACTGTTTCATTGGTTCCTATAAAATCAGAGTCAGCAGAAGCTGCTTTAATACCTTTTAAATCTGCATACTCCCACCCTATCTGTCCTTGTGGGTTTGATTTGATAACACCTATAATACCTTGTGCACTAGCTTCTGAACCACCTACAGTTGGATAAAACAGTCGGTACTGACTTTTTGTTCTAATAACGGTAGAGCATACATTATCAAAACCAATCTCATTAATACGTTGCTGTATTTGTTTCGATACAGTTCCAAGTTCTACGTCACCAATTCTAGCAGTACCAGCAATTGTGCGTAGACCGTCTGGTGCTAGAAAGATTAAGTCACCGCCTATCTCCTGCACACTGTTGCCATCGCTACAACCAATGTTACGAGACACTGGTGCAATTGCAAAGTCAGAACTAGAACTACCTGTTAGTTTAAATATTCTGTCTTTACCAAAGATTATAAGTGACTCACGAAACGATTTAAGAGCAACAACTTCTGTATCTACTTTTACACTGCCAGAACCAGTCCCTGTATAATCAGCTTCATCAAATGGTACTGTAAACTGAACCTGTTGTTTTGCAGCAGAGGCACCAGCGTAGAAGATATGATTTTTAAAAGCTGCTACTGATGTAGCGTTAGCTGGTGCGCCTGAAGCATTTAGAGCAGTTAGCGTACCACCAGTAGTGTACCTTGCTGGTGTGTTAGCACCATCAATCCATATAATAGAGTCCGTTCCGTTAAAGTTATATTTTTCAAAGCGTGGTCTACTAGGTGTGTTAGTTTGAGTACCAATAGAAGACCAAGCACTTCCCGTTCCAAACTTAACCGCTGTGCCAGAAATTGCTATAACACCGCTGTTAAACACAGCTACGCCCGTAACCTTATTACTCCCGTTAACTTGACCAGAGGCAAACTTAGTTGTTCCGTCTATACGTCTGTAGCCACCCTTGACAGATGGCTCGTAATTTTGTAGTATACTAGCAGCACCCACAGGCATTGTGTACACATCACGGTCTAGAACAAGACCTCCTGACGTTGTAACAACGTAGGGTGATATATACTCAGGTGCGGTTATTTGTGCCATTTAGTTTAACATGCCTTTAGGTTTTCTTACGTTGCCGCCATTAGCATATTTTTTAGTGCCTGATTTCATTGTCATAGGGTTTTTCATACCTTCAGGCGGTTTGGAACGAGGCTTAACTTCTTTTGCTTTAGGCAAAGGAGGAGGAGGCTTACGCCCTGGCTTAACAGCTAATTTAGCTCTTTTAGGTTTACGTCCTGGTGTGGTAGCTAATTTAGATTTCTTTTTATCTTCTTTTTTATCTTTACCTAAAAGATATCCTGTAACTCCTGCACCTGCTGCAACTCCTGCCGCTCCTTTTTTAACAACTTTTTTTACACCTTTTTGAGATAAAGATGCTTTAGTTGTTTGTTCACCACCTAATTTTTTTATAAGTTGATTGGAGCCTAATCTTTTTATATTTTTTGCTTCGTCTACAGCTTTTTCACTAGCTTTTGTTAACTGTGATTTGTATCTATTGTACAGAGGCCTAGAAATATTATAAATGGTACGTGCAGCACCTAGCACAACTGGAATAAATTGAACCGCCATTTTACTTGCCCTTCTCTTTTAATCTCTCTTGCCTAGCCATCCACATCTTAACAAGCTCTGGATCACGCTCTTGTTTTGTTGCACTGTGAGAGTATTTACCTCTCTTGTTCTGAACTTTAGCCACTATGTGTTTACCTTAATAAGTTTACCAGCGGAACGTAGACCCCGTGCGTACATGTAGTTCTTTCTGTTTAGAAGCTCTACACGCATACGTTTGATACCTTCTAGGTAATCTCGTTCTGCTGCGTCCTTACCAGCTACGTTGGCTCTCATCATGTACGTATAATACTTTGCCCTGTTAACAATAATGTCGTGAAACCTAACAGGTAATGTAGGAATATCTGTGTATGCAGATAAATCGCTGTGTGTTTGATAGTATTGATAAGATACACTTAACACACGATTAGGAATAGGAGACAAACCATACTTATCATCGTTTGTTTTATAAACGTAATGTGGTAAAGCAAACTGGTTAGCAGATGTTTGATCTAGGTCTGTTTCTGAAAAAGTTTCAAACCACTCATCGTGAGATATGTAACGTAATTTGTGTGGTTGCTCGTTCTCAACGGCCTCTATTGTATCTATCTCTGCTTCACTACCGCTCGACTCAGCAAGACCAACATATGTTGTTGTAGCTGTAGCTGTAAACCTATTAACTTGCCACTCACCATCTCCAGCATCTGTAACACTTAGTGTAGCACTAAGATTCTGTGTTCCTCCAGAAGATGTGCCTACTTTTAATGTTACATCATTAGAAAATGTACGTGTTCTAATAACATACTCTTTATTAATGATAGTTTGAATAGTTTGTGTCACCTCTGCGCTTGATAGCCGTAAAGCTCCAGCTATAGAAGCACCTGAGTTTGTAGTTTCAACTTTTATCGGTGATCCTGATACTACAGTCCAGTTAAGTATGTTGGTGTTAAATGTTCCGTTAGTAATTAAATTTTTAGGACGCAACATAAATGTGTCCCAATCAATCTTACGAAAGTCAGAGGGCAGCAAGTATTCTTGCGTACCAGCAACTATATCGTCAGTTCTATTTGCAATTAAATAAGGCCACTCAATCTCTGCATTATAGATATCGTTGATAGCTTTATTTACAACATTTTTTACTGTTGTTTGTACGCCCCTTGACGAACCAAATGTTGTAGAGGTAAGCTCTATTTCATTTAGTTCATTAAGAACATTATTTACAAGAGTAAGGTAATTCATTATTCCTCACAATCATCACAACGACAATTTTTGCAAACCTCTATTTGCTGGCTTCCAGTGTTATCACTATGAGTTCTAAAAGATCGGATGTTGTCCAAATTTTTAGTAAGTCTATTGCCACAATGAGAGTCATATCCGCAGTTCTTACAATTAGCCATTAACACTTCCACCTTCGCCTAGCTTGCCTGATGCGAGAGTTAGGATCATTTCTAGTTTTAGCAGAGCTACGTTTCAGTTGACCTGCAGACCTAGCGCAATAACTCTTTCTACGCTTGGCTGCTTTACTTCCTGCTTTAACTTTACCAGTAACAGCACCTTTTAGCTTGGACCCTGGATTAGCTCTACGGTGTGCAGCAATACCTTTCTTTGTCATACCAGCACCCTTTTTAGTTGGGCGATAGTTTGCTCCTTTACCTCTAGTAGTTTTAGGTATTGCTTTTTGAGGTTTACGTGCCATCAATCCTTACCGTATTTAGATACCCTGCCCCCGTAGGCATATTTACGTCCACGATACATCATGCCGCCGCCCATCATCTTCTTGGGTTTGATCATGCCGCCGCCCATAGCTTTTTGCTCTTTACCAGTTTTTGCAGTAATAATATCTGCTTGAGTAATTTTATCAAAAGGTGGAGCAAACTTTGCAAGTTTTTTATTCTTCTCACTCATAGCCATTGTTAGATTCCTTTATGTTGCTGCAAACACACGCACGTTAGCGGTGCTACCTGAAGAGTTATAACATTCAATGCGATCAATGGTATCTGCAGTCCAGTTTGTTTCCCACGTATCTTGTTCTGCAAGATAGTTTGCTTCACTAAATGATCCAGCAACGTCACCTCTGTTACGGCTAAGATCATCTGCAAGACAGAACGGAATACCCGCTTGTAACTTAACGACCCATGCGTTCTCTAGGTTACTGCCAGCAACGGTGCCGCCCTCATTACACATAAGCTGTATCTCTACAACCTGATCTGACTCAACCCACAAGAAATCAAAATCATCTAACATAGTGTCATTCCATACCTCTACTAGAGTGCTGTTAGTAATAGAATAACGCTTGTCAAAGTAATGTGTTATTGTAATTGAATCTGTTGCTGTAGTGCTGCCACCAGTGATGGTGTGCGAGTCATCATCTGGTATATCTACAGTAAAATGTGTAATCAGGCTTAAAGTAGCCATTATAATTTCTCCGTTTTAAAAACTATTTACCCCATTCTTTCTTCAGGTAATTCTGTACAAGAACAGATTTGGTAAAAATTTGCGGTGCTTCTTTATTCTGTGATAAAAATTGATTTACTTCATATAAATTTTTTAGTATAAAATATTGTTGATACGAAATGTTAGAAGACATCCAACCTAGTATGTTTGTTCTGACTCCAGAGGTTACTTTTGTAACACCGTGGGGATACGTAATAGGAAAAATAGCTGCTTGCCCCATTTCCAATTTTCTAGAAATAACGCCCAACTCTGTTTCAAAGAATATCTCTCCACCCTCATAGTTGTCATCCAAATTAATAGAAAAACCATAGTCAAAGAAGATATTATTGGACTTTGGACTTGCTTTAAAATTGTCAACATGAAGATTGTAGTAGTCTCCTTCTTCGTATTTATTGTAATAATTTACTGAAACTCTGTTGGGACAATACACTGTATCAATATAGTGTGTGTCGTACATTTTAGAAATAATCAGTTTGCGTACTTCATCTGGTACACTCTGTGATTCTTTGTTTTTTTTGATACCTGATAGTGGTTGTGTTTCGTTACCGTCACCAAAAGTATCTTTAGTAATTTTATTGTAGCAGAAGTCTGCTTCTTCTTTATTGAGTAGCTGTATAAACATAATATGACCCTTTCACAAATAATTGAACACAGCAAGAAAGGTGTGGGATTTTTACAGAACCCCACAAAACTGTTATGTGTTATTATGTTCCAGAGGAAACTGTAGCTGATTCTACAGGGTTCCTAGAAACATCTGCTAATACTACGTGAATACGAAAACGTAGTGCAGATTCACCACTTGAACCACCATCTAGGATGAGAGCATCAATAGTGTCAGCACTTGTTAACATACGAGCATTAGAACCAGAGGCTCCAACAGCAGCTTCTAGGAATGGTGAGAAACCAGCAGCGCAAGCAGAACCGTCAAGAAAACAGTCTACATCACCGCCAGTAAAACCAATATCCATAGTAATCTGGCCGTTACCCCTAGCTTCTAGGACTTCTAGGCAACCTGCAACAATCATGCTGTCTGCAGGAACGTCGATTAACTGTATAACGTCCCCACCTGCACCACCATCAGCAGTGTCCCATACAGGAGAAGTAATCACATAAGGTACTGAGGCACTGGAAGGATGTCCTACCGTTCCACCACCAGTAACTGTTCTATCATAAGTAGCCATGATTTATTCCCCCTTACGAGCCAAGATCAACAACGCCAGAGAACACACCCTTATAGCCGTCGCCGCTACCGCGCAGAACTTTACGTCCGAAGACATGAAGACCACGAACAATATCAGCAAAGCTGTCAGGGTCACGAATAACTTCCGTTTTGGCAATGTGAGAAGCCGTAGCAACAGCACTCATGTGTCCATACAGGAAGATGTGTTCACCACCATTGGTCGATGAAAATGTATGACTCGCTGCTGCACCAGCACCACCGTTAACGATAGCGTTAGTCTGATACAGTTTAAAGCCGTGAATGATTCGATCCGTTACCAGACCATTCATTAGCGCAGAACCTGCTTCTCCAGTAACACTGGAATCCATCAGTTTTGCATCAGCTTGACGCAGAACTTCATAGAACTCAGGGTCGGCAACCAACCAACGGTTTTCATAAGGGACATCGTTTTCATCCATAACCTTTGCAGCACTACTAATTGCATTGGCAAGTTCGTTACCCGTGCAAGCAGAACCAGTACCAGAACCAGTGATAGGAGACGAATCCGTACCCGTGTCACCTGCGCTAGTAGCAGCATTGCTGTAAATGTTGTTAAGAATGTTGAAGTCAAACGCCTTCTTCAGAGTGTACGCACCAGAAGAAGTCGCCAGTGACTCAAAGTTAAGGTGAGAATGACGCTCTTCAATGTCATCTACCTTAAAGGCAAAGTAGTTGCCCTGATCCACTACAAGCTGGATTTGGTCATCTGCCAAATCTTGCGTGTTAACTGTGGAACCGCGAGTATACGAAGAAACCGAAATGGTCGGCTCTTTAATGATATTCACGGTGTCACCAAAGTTCTCAATCTCTCCTGAGTAATCGGTGTTGGTAATAGCTTCCGCTACCGAAGACCTACGAAAGTATTTGAGTACCTTTTGACTGTAAATAACAGGTACGAAATTACCTGACGGTAAGTTTGCGTATCCTGCAGCACTTGCATAAGCCATTGCTTATACTCCTTTTACAAAAGGTTTTAGTTTATTATAGAGAATCTACTACTCGCCCATCTTTAGCTGCTTTGTCTATGTCCTTTTCAAGAGCAGCATATTCATGGGGTTTTAGTTTAGAGATTTCATCAATAGTCCAAACTTTTGTGTCGTCTTGCAGTTCTTCAATATAACGCCGTTGCTGCGTTTTTGTAACTGCTTCAGCCGCACTACGTTTAGGCTGTTGTTGATTACTCTTTGTAGTAGCTCTCCTCTTTGACCTCGTTTTAGAGGAAATACCTTTATCCGCTTTGTACAAGTCAATAACTCTTGCGGCCCATTTAGCATCAGTATTATTTTTATAGATACCATCTGAAATAGTAGAAGGTTGTTCGTCAAGCCAGTTAAGAAAATCATCACTACCTTTTAGATTACCAAAATCAGAGTGCATTGTTAGAAGTTCTTGTTCTGCAGTTTGCACAACAGCTTCTTGCTCTTTAATTTTAAGGTCTTCTAAGCGTGACTCAATATCTTTGACTCGATCACTTGCCTTCAAAGCTGAGATAGTTTCAACAACATCGTAAACATCTGGATACTTTTCACGGAACTCTGTCAACTCTTCCTCTGTCTTGGGCAGCACTGGTAATTCATTAGATTTTTCTGCCATCGAAAGTTGGGCTTCAAGAAGTTCTTGTTGCTGTTTCCATTCGTTTAGTTTGTTGTCGTAATGCTTCTTTAAATCACCATAACGTTTTTTATAGTCATGTTCATTTTCAGCATTACCTTGTCTATCTACCAGACCCTGCTTTTTAGGTTTCGGAGTAGCCATATCAATTGGGTCTTCCACCTCGTCATCGTCTGGTTCATCTAAGCTATTCCTATACTGATTCTCGTATGGGGTAGGCTCAAGTTCTTCGTTGTACTCCTCTTCTAAAGCTATATCATCATTACGTACAGTCATCTTTACCTCTCTTTCGTGGGGCCGTACTGAACCAGGATAAATTAAAAAAGTTCATCCAAAAAGTTACTAGCATACGGGTAGCCTACGGTAGGTTAGCAATGGGGCCAAACAACACCTTGTTAATTGGGTAGCCATTGGTTTAAAGGAACATCTGATAAAATTCAGAATTACGATGTTCCAATTCTTTTACTTCGCCATAACCATTGCGATAGTATCTCTTATATTCCTTGTGCATTGTTTCCGTGTCGTTATCTATAACTGCAGCTACAAACTTAGGAAACTTACGCAGTCCATTTGCACCAAGGTTAAAAACAAAATCAGTAAACATTTCTTTACAGGCTTGCGGAAGGCTGTCAAAGTTATCACTGGCATATTCAGAGATAACCTTACTAGCTCCATCGCAAGCATTTAATATATCGTGTATTAGTAGCTTCTCTATTTCGTCGTCACTAACGCCTTCTTGCATCCAAGTTTCGCTATCAAGTAGTTTGTGTCCGTAACCAATAGTATCGTTACCGCCTTCTGGTGATTTGTGTGGATACCATGTACCATCTTGAAAACCAGCTTTACCGCCGTTTTCAACACATTTAATGTATTCTATGAACTGTCCACGTATTTCCATTACGCTGCCCTATCTACAAAACCACCATCATTCTTTTCAATTGGTTCGATACCAAAGAATGAAGTGCTTCCAATTTTTACTGTAGGTTCTCTACCTTTTAAATGTTTTGGAATTGTTTTTAATTTACTAAGATTTGCAAAGTAGACTGCTCCAAAAGTGTTGTCTTTTGCTCTCTTTAACAAGATATCTCTACCATCTTTTAATGATTGTAAAAAAGTTTTATCACCTTGTTTTATATTAATGACATTTTTAAAATTATTGTAGATAGCTCTGCTAACTTGATCTTTACTAGTTGTATTAGGAATAGCCTCAAACTGATATCTTTTAAATATTATTTCTCTAAGAGTTTTACCGAAACGTTTAGGATGTTTTAGCCTATTATTAATGACATTCATTGCACCTCGGATACCATCTCTTTTATCTCCTCTTGCTTCAGCCATACCTGCAAGAGCTAGTAATTCTAAAGTAGAATATTGTTGTAATTTAGAAACGTCTTCTTTTAAAGAAATAAATTCTTCGTCTGTTAATGGTCCTTTACCAGGAGAAGATTTTTTTGTTTGATTAACTTGAAACATGCTAGGATCAAAAGTAACTTCCGAAGTTTCTATTACTGTTTCATCCTCTGGTTCTTCGATAGGAGCGGGTACGCTTTTAGAAGCAAATCCTGATTCATCTACCTCTGGTTCTTCTGGTAGACTAGTGTCTTTTTTTTTAGAAGCGTCTAGTATTGATTGTTCAAGTTCAAACGGCTTAACTAGCTTCATTCCTCCTGGCTCAGTTCCGTTTGCAAAACCTTGTTGCACACCTCTTAAATTATTGACAGTTTGAGAAAAGTTTTTAGACCATTTTGTTGCTTGATCGGGTGTGTCAAAAGACATATAATCTTTTTTCTTTAGTGCCTCTGCAAAAGCTTCGTCTTCGCTCAGTTGTACTAATTCTTTACCTTTCATTCTTATTGTTGGAAATAAAATTTCTTTTCCTTTATAATTAATACTCATTGTGCGAACAGTTTTAATATCACCTGTAGCTTCATCTCTAAGAACAGGAGTTTTAGGGTCTAACGCACGACTAGCCCAAGGTGGCATTGTTTCTTGTTTTACTTCATCTCCATCAGCGTACCCCTGTGGTGCAGCAAAACCTTGTTGTACAACACGGCCCATTGGGTCAACCATTGGCGGTTGTTGTGCTTGCCTACGTGTGCGCTCAAGAGCTTGCATCTGATTGTAAGCAGAAGGTGATTGTTGTGACGCATCAGCTTCTAACACTGCGGCACTTGTTTGCATTTGTTTCTTTTGCGGATCATCTACAAACCCGCCTTGTTGCATCATTGGTGCTTGGGGTGCTGGAGCCGCTTGTTCTGGTGCTGGTGCAGGTACTGCTTCAGCCATAGGCTGCTGCTCCTGCATAGATGGTTGCTTTTCTTCTTCAAGGCGTGTGCGTAGATCAAGACCTTCTTGCCTAATTTTATCAAGATATTTTTTGCCGCCGCCAAAGAACGGTACAAGAATTTTAGGAATGTGGTATTCATAGTTACTTACTTTAATTGGTACATCATCGCTAGGGTCTAGGTCTGTGCCTTTAAGATTAACACCGTTCTTCATTGCTAGATCAATAGCTTCTTTAGCGTAACGGTTAAGGTCTTTTAGACCAACTAGTAATACTGTTTCGTAGGGCAGAATGTAGTCACCCTCATCAGCTTCGCGTGGTATGTCGTCCTTCACAGATACTGCACCGCCTTGTTGTGGCTGCGCTGCCTGTTCGTTGATCATGCCAAGGTTGGACATATCGGCTTCTGCACCCTGTGGTACTTGACCGCCTTCTTGAAATCCCCAACCCAGGCCGTCATCGCTAAAGGTATCTTCGGCACTGTCGTCGCTAGTGCCGCCGTCACCGCCACCATACACTTGGTCTTGACCTTTTTGTTCATCAGTTCTTGTATCTGGTGCAGGAGTATCAGCAGGTGCTGTGTCTGTTTGTGTACCAGGGTAATCTGCTTCTGTCAGTGCTTGATAACGTGACTGTATTTCATTTACTTGATTTTGCGTAAGAGCAGTTTGACCAAACATATTTGTCCCTGGTTCTTCTGATTTGTCACCATTAGTAAATAAATTAAGAACTTTATTGATAAGGCTATCTTTATTTCTTTCTTGTTGTTGTTTATAATATTCTGCTACTGATATCGGTTTCCCTGTCTTTGAATCTCTAGGTCTTCCATCAGCAGTTGTGTGAGTGATACCTCTATTTAATTGTGCTACTTGTTGTGAGGTTATTCTGCCCTCTGATACCATTCTATTTATTTGGTCTTGATTGTATGTTCCTAAACTATCAAAAGTATTTGGAGAATTGTGTAAACCTATCATTGTTGAAACAGGAGATGTAATTAATCCAAGAATAGTACCAAAATTAAAATTAGGGTTAACTAACGGATCAAGATACTCTCCTGGGTCAATGACACCCTCATAATCATCGGAAGAACTTTCTGCCCTTCTTCTATATTGTGTTTCTATTACAGATTCAGGAGCAGACAAAGAAGACTCTTCTGATGGCGTTGTTTCTCCCGTTACTGTATTCATACGTCCTTGAAACGAACCAAATGGAGCAGATGTAAATGTGTTAACACCGCTGGGTAACAAACCTGCTTGTGCTGCAGTGCGATAAAATTTTTGTGCGGAAACACCTTTAGGAACTTCAGGCAATAGTTCGTTCTGGCGAACGCCTACTCCTTCATTTATTTTTTCAACAATTTCAGGCCAAGAAAGTTTTTTCTTACTAGAAACAGGAGACATAATACCTTGTGGAGTTATTGTTCCAGGTTCAATAGTTGTACCTGTAGACTCTCCTAGTGCGTCTTCAAATTGTTGAGCGATTTCCTCTAGTGTTGCCATCTTTATGTGCCTTTATGGTAGCTTGTGTAGCATCCTTTAGGTTAATTAAGGTTCCCAGTAAATCCAGCTTGCCCTGGAGACGGCGCAGTTCCAATTCCGATTCCACCACCACCAACTGCCGTGTCATCATTTGGGCCATTTCCTTGAGGTAACTTTCCAGCCCCTGCCATTCCAGGTTGCTGTTGGCCAGAGGCAGCAGCTTCTGGGCTTGCTCCTTGTTGATCATTAGGCATGAGTCCTTTTAATACTTCTGCAAAAATTGCAGCATCGTTTATATCGTTTACTAGTAAGTCTGGTTCGATATCTTGACTTATTGCAAGCTCTCGAATCAGGTTTGGTATTTTTATAAACGGTGCCAGCATCGGATTCGCAACTGTCTGGAGCAAAGCTGTTAATCGTTGGGTGCGTACTTCCTTTTGTATTACTGCGCTGGTTCCTTTTGGTTTAATTTCTAGATCACCAATCATCTCTGGTGTCTTGTCGTTAAACTGCATGTTCCACTGAAAGAAAGCTTCTCCTAGTGGTTTAAGAAGAAAGTCATCAATGTTCTTGATAACAGTCTTTACGCTAAGTCCTGCACTAGACATCAACATGCTTAGTCCAGCAGCAGTTCGTCCTGTTCCTGTAACACCAGTCTGACCATGTATAATAGATGGTATGCCTGTCTGCTCGTCAGCAAGTTGCCTTGCCTTGTCAAACATCTGCACGTTCTCTACTGCAGTGCTGGGAAACTTAATGCCGTTCACGGCTGTTCCTGTAACACCAGACTGCCGCCTAAATATCTTGCCTGGATATACGTCCATTGTTTGACCAGGAACAAGCTGTGTTTCGTCTATGTCAAACACAAGATTACCTGCCAATGCGAGGTTGTCGATAGCCATACGAATGTGACCATTCATCAGCATCTGGCTATCTTCCATGTTCTCTGCTACGCCTACACCAAACAACTGATAGGGGTTAAGTTCATACGGGAAAGCTTGGAAGGGTATACGTGCAGGTATAAACGGATTGGCTACGAACCGTAGTATCTCGTTACCAGATATCCATATGTTTACTTGGACGGCATCGCCTTGCTGAATTTCTTTCGGAGCTTCGATACCAAGCTCTTCAGCAAACTTAGCGTCCATCGCACCCCAATACTCGTATACTTCAAAACGGCGTCCTTGATAGTTAGGATCATCGTCACTAGCATAGAGAGTGCTTTCATAATATTTTTCTTCATAGTTAGGTCCACCTTGTAAAACATTTTCTATTGCTTCTTCGTTAAAGAAGGGGCGATTACCTAGATCACGTATCTGTTCTCTATTCATACGGTGCCGTTGAATGACGTAATCTGCATCTCCTAAACTTGTAGCACTTGGGTCAGGATAAAAGTCCCAACAACTTACTGCTTCTACGCGAGGCACAACTTTGTTTTCGGGAGAGTATTCACCGCTCTGCCAATTGTGTACTGTTTTGTTGTAATTAAATGGACCTTTTATAATTCCTGTGCCAAGAAGCGCACATTCAAAAATAGCGTGACGTAGTACAGTAACGGCGTTGGTATCTAGTAGCTGGTCCTGTATGCACGTTTCCATGTTACGTGCTGTTTCTGCTGCAGGACTAATTTGTGGTTCTCCTGCGCGAGAAGGACCAGAAGCTAAGTTGGCACCAGCATACTTCTCTTCAAGACCACTAAGCATTGCTGCTGTTGGTCCTTGTGGACCTTGCTGCATCTCTGTAGCTTGTGTGGCACCTGGAAGAAGTTCTCTACCGTCACCTTCAAAACCAAAAAGATCAGTTTGTTCTGGCTGTCTTTCTTCTATCGGAACTTGAGACAAGTGGGCAAACTTGTCGATACCCTCTGGTATGGGTGTAGATTCAACAGAGATAGGAAACTTGCTGTTAGCAAATAGTATGTCAATAATTTGACCATACGCAGCAAGAACTTTAGTCTTTGTTATCTTTACAAAAACTTGGCTACGCTCGTTATCACGATACTGCGTAGTAGAGTCGTAGATACCACGATAGTTCTTGTAGGCTTTTAGCCACCGATCTTCGTCGTTTCTACGTCCTGTCTCTGCATCTGAAAACCGTGCCTTAACAGTACCAATAATACTGTTAAAGTCTTCACGGTTCTCACCAAGGTCTATTAGCCCTTCTGTCTCTTCGTCGTCTAGAAAAGATTCGTCAGCCATTGTAACTCTTTCTTTTAGCTGTAGATGCCTTGCTTATCAGAAGCCATAATCATGGAGGCTTGACCCATGTGCTTGTTACCAGCTTCCGAAGGTACATCTTCTGTGAGCTTGCCTACGTTAATTGTAGTGTTGAACTCTAGCGGCTCACGATATAGTGATGCCTCGTTTGCGTCAGACATTTCGCCTTGTTTGCTCATCTGGCCCATGATGTAGCCAGCCTTGTATGCTTGTGGATTACCTTGTGGCATTTTACTTTCTCCTTTGTTGATTTAAGTATCCTTCATACTCTTGTTGTAACATGGAAGGTCTGTTAACCATATCTTTTCGTTGCTGTTCTATAAATCCTAATTGTCCTTCAACATTTTTAGGAAGAAGGTCTTTTGGTTTTCTACCAATTGTACCCATTGCTCTTAAACGTTCTAATGCTGCATTTTGTGCAGCATCTTCAGAACGAACTGCTGTTTCTGTAGCTATTCTACTTTCTACTTCTTTTTCTATTTTGGGAACATTTGTAAAACGTTCTCCACGCCCAGTTCGTCCTGCCATTCCTGTTTGCAGAGATTTGAGTAATTCTTCAGGAGGTACATCTTCAGGAGGTGTGCCTATAGGACTAGCATCTGCAGCCTCTGCAGCAACCTCTGCAGCTATAGATACTGCACCTAGTGCGCCACCAGCCATGATGGGCAAAGCTGTTTTTATACCTTTTTTAATGTTATCTTTTAGTATCTGTCTTATTTTACTGAAAGAGTCTCTACGTACCTCGTTGTACGTATCCATGTCTCCATTTGCTTTAGCTTGTTCAGCCATTTCTACTTCTTCTGGAGTAATCGCACCAATTCTTAGTGCTTCACCAAACGCAAACTTTTGAACAACAGGTTTTGGTTGATCAATTAACTCATCAGTTTGTTGAACTACTGTTCTAGGATCAGAAGAAGTTCGTGCAGATGTTGTTGGTTCTTCACCAAATTGCGCTATTCTTTCTTGTTTTACTCGTTCTGTTTCTAGTTTATTTTTCTCTGATCTTAATTCAGATGCAGTAATAGCTTCTTCTGTTTCTGCTTCAGATAGTTCTGCACTTTTAACAAAAGTTTCATTATCTGTTTTTGAAACAGTCTTAGTTGTTTCAGGAACGTCTGGATCAGTATCTTCTGCTAAATCTATACTAAACCTTGTAACACCTTCATCTGTTAATTCAGGAATAAGACCCAAACCCAATCTTGCAGGTATCTCATTAAGTGTCTGTACACCTAACGCTTTAGCTTGTTGCCTTAATAAAAATGCTTGTCCAACAGTTTCGTTAGTTAATTTCTCACCAATTACTCTAGCACCTACATAACTTTCTCTTGATACTTTATCTAAAATACCTTCTGCAAATGCAAGAGTTTCTTTTTGTTTCCCGTGCATACTTTCAATTACTTGAGCAGATTGCACAGGAGACATACCAGCTTGAGTTAGCATCATTGAGGGTAATATTTTTCTGTTATCTTTAGCCTCTATAGGACGACCCATTCCTGGCAGTTCAGTTCCATCTTGTGCATATGTAGACTTTTCTAAGTCTGCAAAAACTTCTTTATACTGTCCTCTGTTTAAAGCTGTATTTAATTGAGGTCCTGTTTCTACACCTGGAAATAAAGGAATAGCCCCCGCACCAGATGGGTCTTTTATGTATCCAGCTTTTAATCCCCCTAAAGATTTTCTTATTCTATCTTTCATAAAAGCTTGAAGAGGAGGAATTAAAGGTATGGGCGTGTAGCCTTTAGCTTGACCAGGAAACGGATTAATAGGTATGATAGCTACTGGATTACTTGCGTCTATGTATCCAGGTTCTCTTCCAGTTCCTTTAGCATATTCTAAAAATCCTTCTAAACCGCCTTTATCTTGCCATGCTGTAGGAACATATAATAAAGTAGATGTAAACTGTACTAACCTTTCACCTGTAAATCCCCATAGGTATACTGCTGCTTTTTGTGAGTCAGCTTTAAATATTTCTTTTGCACTAGGTTTTTTTGGTTTTTTCTCTGTTCCTCTTAAATCTACCTCTATATTTCGTATAATTTTAGCGTGTCTCGTATAGAATTGTTCTGCTGTTGGATAAGCAAATAACTTATCTGGTTTTGATTTAGTAGATTGAGACTTTTCTAAATTTTTTTGTAAACTTCTTAAAAATGTAGTTTCTTTTCCAGAAAGTTCAAGTTGATTTACAGTTCTGTTTAAAACATACCTAAAGTCTCTTGCCTGACTGGGTGAAATACCTAATGAATTAAAACCTTTAGTTTGTACTTCTTTTGTAAGAATAGATAGAGGAGTTTCAAATCCCTGAGTAAAACCTGTTTTTTTTAACTTATTTACAATTCCATTTAATTTATTTACAGCGATAACAGAAGGCGATGACTTATGCGCCATTCCTTTTGTATCTTTTTGAAACGGAAAAGCTTCTTGAAGCATGGCACCAAATTCAGTTTTAATTTGTGCGCCATCTATATTAATACCAGTATCATGGAGTCTTAAAATATTACTTTGTCTTACGGTTAGATCATTAGGGTCGATAGATAGCAAAGATTCTCTAGAGGGAATCTCTAAGTTTCCACTCTCTATCTGAGCATCCGTGAAAAGAATTTTTTTAATCTTTTCTAATTGTTTTAAATTAGCTTCCATCAGTAACCAAATACACTATCTGCGGGTTGAAACGAATCTTTCTTAATTTGATTAAATATACTGTTCTGTGGTAAGCCTGTAGGACGTGTCATACACATATACCTCAGAGCATCGTAAGCGTGGTCATCTGCCTTCGTATCTACATCTTCACTGTTAGTCTTAGACAACGGTATAGTAGGTAGAGTCCGTATGAGGTTGGTACACGTTGAGAATATCTTTAGTTTTGGTTCGTCTGTTCTCTCGTCTACTGCTAACCGTCGATGTAGTTCTATCTTTCCTGGTATTCTATTCTTATCTGCTGGAATCCAGCGTGTTCCGTTACGTATCATAGTCTCAGCTATGCTTGGCCCTGTACCGTGCTTTGACCAACAAGCTCCATCTAACACAGAAATCTGCATGAGGGGATCATGTTCCTCTAATGCGTTAACTATCCGTGCCAATGTCTCTCCTGTGTAGCCTTTGTCGTACAGTTCTCTGTAAATCCAAATGTTTCCATCCCAATCTACAGCACCCCAAAGTACGCAACTAGGACTGCTATAACCATAGTCGGCTGCTCGTAGTCTAGGCCAGTTGTATGGAACCTCAAACGGGTCAACAACGTGTTTTGACCTGTCAAACTCTGAGAAAGCAGCCCCATCCGCAACATCCCAGTCTCCTTCTAGCAGTCTTCTGCGCTCTACTTCAGGAAGAGACAGCAACATTGCCTCGTATTCGCCGCTCTCCATCAGAAATGGGTTATCTGTTAGTCTCGCAGGTATAAACCGTCTCTGATATAGTGGTTTATCTGCATTTATCGGGTGATTTGGCCCGTAACGTAGAATATTACCACTATCTATGTCCGTAGCCCAAAATGGATCATTAGGAACCGCTGGGTCTACGAACATTTTCTTTAACCACCACCCGCCTACACCTCCAGGGTTAGCAGAAGCTCTCATATACGTCTGTATCTCTGGGTCTGTGGTACGTAAACGAGAGCGAAGGTAGTTCCAAACGTATGGTGTAGGGTATTGACCCAGTTCATCTACACCAATCCACGTAAAACTCTGTCCTTGGTAGCGTGTAACGTCATTATCCTTGTCAACATAACTAAAAAGAGCCGTAGCACCGCTAGGAAAGGACCATGTATTCTTAGATTCTCTGAAAACTGCCCCTGGAAACGCCTTTGGATACAGTTTTCTTGATTGATCTATTAATTCTGTTAGCTCTGCCAGTGTCCGTCTTAGTAATAACGCTCTGTGGTTGCCGTTTGAGGCGTAACGTAAGAGGTCTACCAACATTGCAAACGATTTACCGCCACCTGCAGCCCCACCATACAGTACTTCTTTCTCTGGTGCGGCTAGAAAGTCAACTTGTGGCCCCTTGTTAGGGCTGAAAACAACCTCTGTGTTCTCCTGAATTGACTCTCGTATGTCTTTAGGCAGTGATTTTATAAATTCTTGTGTTGTTGTCCCGCCAGTACTAGCTAGTTTCTGCCCATTTACCTGCTTAGTTTTGGTTTGTTGTAGTTTTTCTACCTTTTTCTCTAAGGCTTCCTGTTGTCTCTTTGTATCTCGTAGCTTACGCTGTGCTTCTTGTTTCTTTTTGCGTACACGGGATACGTTATAACGGCCTTTTTCTCCTGGCTTTAGCTTGGGTCTTGCCATTACTTTTTAGTTTTCTTCGCACTCTTCAGATACTTTGCAACACGTTTAGCCTGACTAGCATGCAGACGGCTGGCTTTACGTAGTTCAGCGGGAACACTCTTAATTCCCTTCTTACTCTTTGCCTTCTTAATCATGATCTTCTACGAGGAGCTTTACGTTTCTTGGCAGTCTTTGCTGCGTCTCTAAAGTTTTTAGGTTTAGGCGCACCAGGACTTCCAGGCTTACGCATCTTCTCTCCGCTTCCTGCAGCGATACGCTTACGTTTAGCTTGAATGTTGGCATATAATCCAGGCTTACCTTTAACACCGCCGCCCTTGGACATATACTTCGTAGCCTTCTTGGCTACGCCGCCCTTGGACATATACTTTGTGCTTTTCTTCTTACCAGCTACAGCTCCACCACGGGCCATGCCCTTGCTTTTCTTCTTAGGCACGGTGCCGCCCTTTGCCATATACTTACTTTTCTTTCTTGCCGCCATCTTCTTCATCCTTTGAATAAAGATTATTAAAAGTAATATTCGGATTCATATAACTGTTGTCTATTTCTGCCGAATGTATGTACTGACTTGGTGCAAAGTCAGGTGCGCCCTCTCCAGTAACCCACAGTGCGGGATTCGTAACTCGTACTCTGTTATTAGGAAGTGCTATGATGTTGCCTGTGAACGGTCCAGCGTCTATTAGTTCTAACACATGAGATTGTTTGTGCTGTGCTGGGTCGTCAGATATGTAGCTGTCGGTGTAGTCCACCGTAAACATATATCTTCCTGTATAAAACTCTCCGTCTATCTTACACAGCCAAGGACTAGATGACACTCTGTCCATAACAACAATAGCGTGATTTCTAGAAGAGCAGTCCCAAGGCTGGGCTAAGTGTGTGGGCATCAACTCAGGCCACTCATCTAACACGGTATCTGCTACCATTGCAGTGATTGGCATCCTGGCCCACATTGCGCCACCGTGTACATTCTCTTCTTCGTCACAACCTGTAAACACAACGTTAAAACTTAAACACCTGTCTGGTATTGTGTTTACGGCTATTGCTAGTGCGTGTAAGTATTCTCCGTGATATTCTTGGTGGTTGTTTGTAAATTCTTTTCGTACCCAACATTTAAAATGTGGGATGTTAGAAGCGAGGTATGTCAAATTTAATCATCCATAAATTTTGATTTCCGTACACCACCACCTGCTGCATATTGTTTTACATAGCCGCCACTATACATGTCGTCATCGACTAATTCAGGTTCTCTCACTAATTGATCTTCTATTCTACGTTCCCGACGAAACATTGCTTCGTTAAATTTTTGCTGTAGCTCTCCAACAGTAAGCTTGTTAGCATTGTTAGGCACAGGAATATTTTTGTCTTCCATTGCCTGAATAATTGCTGCTTTCTGACTAACGGGGTCTTCAGGTCTTCCCGATGTCCTGTCAGCTTCTAGTGATTCTGCTTCATCATCAATAACACGTTTTGACATCACTCTGCTTCCTGTTCGATTATAATCTCTTTAGGTTTGTCCTTAGAAGGTAGCATGACAATACCGTGCATGACCTGTCCTTCTACTTCTAACTGTTGTTTCTTGCCAAGGCCAACTCTGTCAAGAACGGACTCTGCAGTTTTAAGGCGCATGTCCATTTGGTTTAACGGAATGGTGCCGTCTGCGTCTAGTCCCTCTATAATACGATTAGCAGCCTTAACAGAGTTTGTTGCAAGCATACTACGAGTACGCTCTATAATCTCGTCACGCAGTGATCTTGTTAACCAAGACCTAGATTGTTCTTTGTATCCAGCAGCAGCAACAGCGTTCTTAACATGACCACCGTTAGATAGTAACTCGTCAAGAAACCTTTCTTGTTTATCTGTTAGCTTACGCTTTGTTGTAGCTGGTAGACTCATACTTATATCTTTAATAGAATTTGCGCGGACAGTGAGTACGTCTTTATACGCTAGTGGAGTTTCGTCTTACGAGCCGCGATCTCAACAATAACATAAGAAGAAAACTACATCACTATCCGCGCAAAACACTAAATGTTGGTGGATGTTATTTCCAGTAGTCAGCACAATAATATTAATAATAATTATACTTGGTTGATTATGAATTTATCCACCATGTATAACATTATAACGCTGTATACGAGTTTGTCAAGAAAAAAATGCTTGACAGATTGCTCTGGAGCATTATAATGGTGGTAACACCTCTGGGCGGTGTAGTACTATGTATATAGACTATATTGTTTATTGTCAAGAAATAGGTTAACAAAGCCAATATTAGTAAAAAAATATAAAAAATATAGCGGCAGTGTATATAGTGGTACGGGGGGGAGTAGTGGCCCATGCGGGCGGGATGCACCGAAATCGCCCGCGCACTTTCGCCGATGACAAGAAAACAGCATAGCTGTGTAAGGAAACACCAAGCACCTGCATTGGGTTATATTTCCTGCGTGACGCGCACCCGTGATTATCTCTAACTGACAAAATAGTTACTAAATTGATCTGTTGAGGGCAGGGGGGCGGTACATTTGCAACCATGCCAATAACCATACTCCCCTGGCCATTCAATCTCTTAGCTGGTTATTGCCACCAGTACACGCACTCCCAAAAAAGAACCCCATAGCGTGAACTATGGGGTCAAGTTTCAGGGAGGTATTTGGTAACGTTAGAGGGCGAATATCACGTTGTTGGTTGCTGTAATTATGCTGATGACCACCCCTGCCAGACAAAGCGTGATCAATGAATAAAAAAGTTTATTCTGCATCGTATGCAATCTCATTGAAGATTTGTTTAGCTTCCTTTGCATCGTCAATGGCCTCTTGCTTCCTCTTAGCCTTGGCCATCAATGCACGGGTAGCAGCAAGCTCTAAAGCGTTGGCGTCCTGCTGGTCGAGCGTGCCTTGGAGCGATGTCTTGAGGTCATCAAGCACAAAGTCTACGGTTTTCTCGTTCACCTCTTGTTGATTGTAACGGGCTGCTACAACGGTGAGAGTGATCTTAGCATCCACTAGCTTGGCGGGATCTAGATCGGGAACCACCTTGGCGAGGAAATTATGCCAAGCGTCAAGGTAGTAGAAGTCCCCTTGTTTCACCGTCAATAGACGGCCTCCGAAGTTGGTTATTTCGTGGGTCATATCTTCCCCTTCATCGTTGGTAAAGTGTTCATTGGAGCAATAGAGCCTATTGATTTGCATTATTCAGTCTCCTGAGATTCTTCAAACTCGTTTAATTCATCATCGTTAGGGTAGTAATTGCCATCTTTGTCAAACATCGTTATGCCACCTCATCAATAACAAGCTTGAGGTTGTCAATATGCTCAATTACCTCTGCTTTTTCGGTGTAGATGCAGACTTGGTTATACTGCTCTTTCGTATCGGCAAGCTGCAGCGTGATCGCCCACCAATGACCATCAGGGCGTTTATACTTGTGTGTGTGAACTGCTTTTACTGAAATCACGTCATGGAAATCTACTTTAGCCATAATAATATACCTCAAAGATTGTTAAAAAGTTGGGGCAGGTTGTTACACCCGCCCCTATTGTTTACGC